ATGGCTCAGAAGGAACAACGCAAGCGGTCCAGCGCCTGGGGAACCATCCGCGCGCTCCCCAGCGGCCGCTTCCAGGCACGCTACATCGGCGCCGACGGCAAGCAGTATTCGGCGAAGACCGCGCAGGGCGTGTCGCTCACATTCGGGACGCGGACCGACGCCCGCGCGTGGCTGAACAAGAAGCAGCGGGAGATCGCCGACGGCTCCTGGGAGACCCCGGAGGAGTCCGTCAAGCGCCGAGTGCGCGAGGCTGAGCAGGCCAAGGCCCACCGCTTCGCGACCTACGCCGAGTCGTGGATCTCCGAGCGTCGCAACAAGCGGGGCGAGCCGCTGTCGGTGAAGACGGCGTACGACTACCGCCTGCAGGTGAAGAACGGGCTCGCCTGCTTCGCGGACGATTCGATCACGGAGATCACGGCGGCGCGGGTGCGCGCATGGCACGCCGAGCGCTCGGCGAAGGCGGCCACCGCGGCCGGCAACGAGGCCCGCCTCCTGCGAGCGATTATGAACACGGCGATCATCGACGAGATCATCACGAAGAACCCGGTGGACTCCGCGCTCGCGATGTCGAAGACGGGCATCAAGCATCGACCGCCGACGATGGCCGAGCTCGCGACGATGCTCGAGGCGATCGAGCCGCGCTTCAAGCTCGCCATCCTCCTCGGCGCGTACGGCGGCCTCCGCCTCAGCGAGTGGCGCGCCCTGCGGCGCTGCGACCTCCGGAAGGAGGGTGAGCGCTACGTGGTGCACGTCCACCGCCAGGCGCAGCACGTCTCCTCGCAGGGGTGGGTGGTCGGCAAGCTCAAAGGCAAGGATGACGACGTGGAGCGCGAGGTGTCGCTCCCCATCGCCGCGACCCCCGATGTCGAGGAGCACCTCCGCGCGCACGTCGGTCGCGCGCGGACCGCCCTCCTCTTCGCACCCGGGGAAGGCTCCGAGTTCCTTCACAACGCCCAGTGGAACTCCCGGTGGAACCAGGCTCGCGAGGCCGCTGGCCTCAGAGTGCGTACCGAGGACGGGTGGGAGTCGATCTCGCGCGAGCACGACCTCCGAGCATTCGCCGGCACCATGCACGCGCAGACCGGCGCGACCCTGCGCGAGACCATGGCGTTCCTCGGCCACAGCACGACCGTCGCGGCCATGACGTATCAGAAGACCACCGGTCGCGACGCCGAGCTGGCCGACCGAATGCCGTTCCCTGCAAGTTCTTCCGGCACGAAGGGCTCTTGAGCCATCTTGTGCGCTACCGTGATGATCGAGAGAGAGGACATCCGTATATGCACGCCGTCGAACCCGACCAGACTCCGACCACCCTTGCCCCGAGGTGGGGCACCATCGAAGACGTCATGGCGCACCTCAAGGTGTCGCGTGACACCGTCCGCCGCATGATCGCCCGCCAGGAGATCCAGGCCCGCCGCTTCGGCCCGCGCCTCATCCGCATCGACCTGAACCAGCTCGACGCCAGCAGCACGCCCGTCGTGTTGACCGAAAAAGCCGCCTGATTTAGCGCGCAAAACCGAGGACACCATGCGAAACTCCCACGACCACCTCTTCCCCATCCCCGAAACCCTCCTGCAGCCGCGGCTCGCTGAGGCCGAGTATCTGACCCTCCAGGCTGCCACCCCTGACAGCATCCGCCGAAGCGTCGGCGCCATGACGGTCGCCGAGTACCGCGACCTCGACGACCGCATCGAGGCGGAGATCAAGCGCTTGCACGAGCTGCGCGAGACCGTCATCGGCTTCCGCACGATCGCGAAGGGCGAGGTGCTGCGATGACCGTCGACTTCGCCGCCCTCCTGCGCAACCCTCGCGACGTCGAGGCCCCGGCGGGCTCGATCAACGCGGCCCTCCTGGCACTCCCCCAGCAGCGCACTCACACGCACGACCTCAAGGGTGCGCTCCTGTACTTCCCCCGCACCGACCAGGTGATGGTGCCCTACGAGTATCGCGTCGGCGGCTGGGCAGTCGTGGTCGTGCACAACGGCCCGCGCGCACCGAAGCACGATGGCTCAGATGGACGGACGGCCGGCGACTTCGTCTACAAGCCGAACGGTCACAGCCTCTTCATCTCCGAGCTCGAGATGCAGACCGCCATCGAGATGAAGGCGACCGACACCTTCCATCTGACCGTCTACATCGGCGGCGACCTCGAGCGCGACGTCGACATGACGCCCCCGCCCTGGGGTGGGGACCAGAACCTCGAAGGAGTCACGCGACTCGCCGAGGTGAACCGCGGCCACGGCAACATCGTCGAGGTCCATCAGGAGACCACCTTCTCCGGCGGCGACTGGTGGGAGGTTCAGGTATGACCTCCGTCGTCCGCCGCGACTGCACCTGCCCCTCCGGTGACGGCTCCCTGCGCTGGCCCTGCCCGCAACATCCGCCCCTGGGCGCGCCCGATATCCCGCCGCGCGATGCTGACCTCATTGCCGAGCTGCGCGGCTTCGCCGAGGGCTCGACCAGCGCGCGAGCCACCCTCATGCGCGATGCCGCGGACGCGATCGAGCGACTCGCGCTCGGACAGGAAGCACGAGACGACGAACGCGACGCGCTCGCGAAGGCGATGTGCGCCGTCGAGAACCGCTCGAAGGCCGCTTCGCTCGAAGAGGTGCAGGCGGGCATCCAGCGGTGGACGCGGCACCGCTACGAGGCTGACCGGCTGATCGACGAACTGGCTGACGCGGGCTACGAAGTCCGCGCCCGGAAGCACCCGGAACCCGAGATCACCAAGGCAACATGGGACTACGCGGCTCTCGTGAAAGAGGCTGAGGGGCTCTACGGACGCGCGGTTGAGCATGACGACGTGGACTACGAGGTGGGGCTGATCCAGCGCCTCGGTCTCGCGCTACACGAAGCCGCTCTCCGGGTGCCTGTCGGAGAGGGGGAGCAGTGATGGAAGCGCGAGACGACGAACGCGAGGCGCTGCGGTCCGACATCGCTGACGAGATCAGCGGCGTCCAGGTCGGGACCGGATACGAGTCGACGACGATCGGGATCACTGCGGCACTCGAAGCCGCTGACCTGCTGATCGCCGCTGGCTACAGGAAGCACCCGGAACCCGAGATCACCGAGGCGGAGCGACGCCCCAACGCCGCCGCGAGCCGGTAGCCTACGGCCCATGTCTCCTCTCAAGCCGATCTCCGCGAGTCTGGACTGGACCGCCGAGATTGTGGAGGCCATCCGGCCGGAGCTTCGCGCTCGCATCAACATCATCTCGCCCGGCGAGCCCGGGAAGTGGAACGCGACCACCGACTCGATCGAAGGCAACAAGCCGGATACCACGCTCATCAGCGATCGCCCGGCGCGCTTCCGCCGGCGCAGCGACTTCCGCAGCACGGATGCCAGCGACGAGACTCGCACGAGCACGCAGTGGCGCGCCACGATCATCCGCGAGGATGGCGACCCCGTGTTCCCTGACGGCGCGGTGATCGTCATCACCAACCCGCATCGTGCCGTCGAGCTCGCCGGCGTCCGCGCGCTGATCAAGGAGGCCACGGCCTCGAGCGAGTCGCCGGTCCTGTTCATCGACTTCGCGACGGTGCGCGCATGAGCTCCTCCTTCTCGATGACGGGCCTCGACGTCGGCGCACTGCGCGCGGGCTTCGAGTCCCGCGTGAGCGCCCACGTCGACGAGGTGATCGGCGAGGTCGCGCACCTCGGCAACGACCTGGTCGAGCGCATGCAGAGCATGATCCTGGCCGCGCACACCCCCACCGGTCGCGCCCGCGTCGCCTCCAGCAGCGAGTCCGACCACTACGGCCCGCTCGGCGCACAGGCCGGTCGCTACGTCACCGGCGAGTTCTACGAAGGCGTCGACTCCGCTGTCGCCGTGGAGCGCGCGGGGCGCGGCTCGCTCACCGCCGGTGGCAACCTGGTCGTCGCCGCCGAGGTCATCCTGACGTGGGGCTGGCTAGAGAACTGGCGCGACTACTTCGAGGACCAGGAGTGGGGCACCGACACGATCGAGGCGGTCGGCGCCCTCGGCGACTCTTTCACGCTCGCGCTCACGCGAGTCCCTGAGCTCCTGGAACGGGTGGCGCGATGACGTTCGATGGATCCAACGAGGCCACCTTCATCCTCTCGAAGGAGACGGGCATCGGCTCGCTCCTCGGCGGCCGCATCTGGGAGATGCAGGTGCCCGAGGGCGTCAAGCTCCCCGAGCGCCCCGACAAGCGCGGCATCAAGCCGTACGCGACCGTGCACTTCGGGTCGACGTTCCCGATCGCAGGGACGAAGACCATGGCAGATGGCGCGCAGGGCGGGGCGTGGATGCTCCCCTTCCAGGTGTACGTCTACGCCTCCAACCCCGAGGATCTCCGCGAGGCGTGCTCGATCGTGCAGCACCGGCTCGTCGGCCTGCAGCCGAACACCGTGAGCGGCGATGAGGTGACCTGCAACGGCGGGCTCGCCAAGCCGCGGAAAGACACGAGCGCTGGCGCGCCGCGCCTGGTTCGGCCGATCTTCTTCCAGGTTGTCTGCCGGAGCTGATTATCCCGCCGGGGTCACCTTAGACTCCGCGCCATGAACCGCACGCTCCTCTACCGCGACGCTCAGTCGGGCGCGCTCGGGGAGTTCCCCGAGCAGATGGCGGCCTTCCACCCCCAGCTCATCCTCGTCGAGGATGAGGCCATCGTTGACGCCCCCGAAGGCGACGCGGCGACGGCCGAGCCCGACGGCGACGCGGCCACCTCCGACCCCGAGGCCGACAGCGCGGCCACCACCACCGGCAACGCCAAGAAAGGCTGACCTCGCATGAAGCTCCTCCCCGGCAACGAGACCCTCCTCGCTATCCCGGCCATTCTCAAGGCCGGTATCCCCCAGCTCGTCAGCGCCACGGGCGCGATCGCACCGATCAGCGCCCCGACGAAGGCGATCCTCGACTCCTGGATCCCCAAGACGGTCCCCGAGAACTCCCCGATCGCCGGTGGCAACATCTCCGCCGCGGTCCAGGACAACCTCGCCCTCGGCCTGACCGGTTCGCAGCGCTCCGGCTCCCGCACGATCACCTCGGTCGGCCGCGGCGAGAAGCTCACGCAGTTCAACTTCCAGGCCAACGTCACGATCCTGCGCGAAGGCGTGCTCGGCGCGAAGTCGACCTTCACGCTCGCGAAGAACCTGACCCGCGCGCAGGGTGTGCCCTACATCCTCGCCCACCGCCTCGGCGCGCGGCAGACCGCTCTCGCCACCGTCGGTGAGGACTGGTCGTTCTACTACGCCATCACCGGCCAGCCGATCCCCGGCTACGGCGACGGCGCCGACCAGACCATCGCGGTCAACTTCGTCCCGAAGAACATCGTCAACATCGCCCACGCGCTCGGCGCCTGATAGGAGATCCCGCACATGAACGCCACCATCGTCTCCAACAAGCGCATCGGCTGGTTCGTCGGACCCGACACGACCATCGCCGACTGGGAGAAGCCGTCGCTCGCGAACGTGCAGGCGCTGACCAACTACTCCCCCGCCATCCGCACCGACGGCACCGACTTCGGCCTCCAGGCCACCGAGATGACCGACGACCGGTCGTTCGCGGATGAGGCCGGCGCGCAGGCGCTCGGCTACTCCGCATTCGGCGGCAACGTGTCCTCGTTCATCCCGGCGGCCGCCGACACCGCGTCGGTGGTCCGTCAGGCGCACACCACGTTCAAGAAGCCGCGCACCAAGCTCGCCGTCGCCCAGCGCTTCGGCGTGCCGGAGGCGCAGCCGATCGCCGCGGGCGACGAGATCAACCTCTTCCGCGTCATCACGGACGCCGAGAACGTGGAGCGGCGCCAGACCGGCTACTCCACGACCACGGAGCTCGTCGACCAGGACGACCACCTCGTCAACTACATCGTGCCCCCGGCCGTCGCCGCCTCCGTCACGGTGACCGGCGCATCCGGCGGCGCGGTGGGCAGCGTCGGCCTCCTGGCGGCCGAGTACCAGGGCCACGCCATCACCGTCGGCGCACAGTGGGTGTCCTCCAACCCCGCCGTCGCCACCGTCCACCCTGGCGGCGTCGTGGAGTACCTCTCCGCCGGCACCGCGCAGATCACGGCGGCCTACCCCGGCGCTGCCACGTCCGCCAACAAGGCCATCACCGTCACCGTCTGATCCACCGCGGGGGCGGGCGTGACACGCTCCGCCCGCCTCCGCCTCAATCCCATCCGCACGACCCCGCAGTACCCACGAGAAGAGGAACTCCACCCATGTCCGAGCGCACCGCAGACCAGATCATCGCCGAAGCCACCGAGTCGTTCGACCTCATCGACACGCTCGAGCACCGCCCCCTGGTCACCGACTCGATCACCCTGTACAGCGACGAGCCCGCCGGCCGCGAGCTCGGCGGCATCGAGCAGCTCTACAAGGAGGTCAAGGGCATCCGCGTGCCCGCCGGGAAGCGCCGCTGGGGCGCGCTCGGCGAGATCGACCTCCTCCGCGAGACCAACAAGGATGGCGTCAACGACGAAGCCATCTCCGCACAGCTCACGATCGCCGAAGCCGCGAAGGCGAAGCTCGAGGCATCCGCCCTCACCTTCCACTTCCAGGGCCTCCCCGAGTTCATCATGGAAGAGGCCCGCGCCTCCGCCCAGGCCGCCGTCGGCATCGAGAAGATGTCGGAGATCACCCCCGAGCAGGGCGAACAGTTCTCCGACCGCCTCTCCGCTGAGATCGTCTCCCGCATCGTCACGGTGATCGTGGACGCGAAGGGCCGCACCGCCCCCGTCCCGTCCGCCGACGCCATCCCCAAGGCGCGTACGCGCTTCCCCCGCACCGAGTGGGCCCGCCTGGCCGCGAAGATCAGCGAGGTCCAGTACGCGGCCTCCATCTCCGAGCAGGCCGTCGGCAACGCGGATTTCTAGCCGAGTATCTGGCGACCGGCGGCGTCAGGTACTTGCACCTCATCCGCGCAGCGATCACCGCCGGCATCCGCCCGTCGGCGATGATCCTGCGCACCCAACCGTCGGCACCCTGGGATCGCTGGGACTTCCTCCTCCTGGAGGCGTACCAGATCGTCCAAGACGAGCGCTGCGACTGCGGCAACCCGATCTGGCTCTGCCACCACACGAGCAACGACATCCAGTTCCGCATCGACGAGGTCACCTGCGAGGCGACGGCGTACCGCGAGCGGCAGGAGGAGTCGCGCTACGGCGGGCCCAACCAGAAGCGCCCTCACGGCGTCTCCCTGCGCGCCATCCCGTTCAGCCCTTCCGGCGCGCCCCTCGCCAGCTTCCGACGTGACTACTACCGCGCCCAGGCGAAGAAGCGTGAAGCGTTGAACGCCGACGCTGGCCGGTAGGCTCCGCCACCATGTACGACGGACTGAGTCAAGATGCGCAGATGCGCCTCAAGATCGTCCTCGAAGGCGTCCGCGACCTCAACGCGATGGTCGAGATGCTCGGCGGCGACGCTCCCGCCGCGGGCCGCAAGGCGGTCACCGCGATCTCCGAGATCAACGACGAGCTCAAGAAGACGCGCCAGGCCGCCAACGACTCCGGCTCCGCTCTGCAGAAGTCCGCCAAGGAAGCGGACGCAGCCTGGAAGAAGGCCGTCCAGGGCGTCAAGGACTACAACGCCGAGTACCAGCGTGCCACGCGCAACAAGGTGCTCGGCATCAGCTCCGACGGCGAGCGGCCCTTCTCCTCGTTCTCCGAGGCCGAGAAGGACCGGATCCTCGCGATCGACGACGCGGCACGCGCGGACATCGTCGGCGCCATCCGCACCGAGCGTCGCGAGCATGAAGAGCTCGCCAAGGCTGTCATCGCCGGCGAAGAGCGCATGGCGGCGGCCGCCGAGAAGCGCGCCGAAGCAGAACGGATGCGCGCGCGGGAGTCCGCCGACCGCGGCCGCAGCAGCTACACCACCGGCGACTTCGACCGCGACTTCGCCGCCCTCAGTGGCGGCATCGACGCGTCCGCCGAAGCGGAACGGAAGATCGCCCTCGCCCGCCTGGAGGCGGAGCGCCGCGAACGCGAGCTCCTGGCGCAGGAAGTCGTCGCTGGCGAAGCCCGCATGGCCGCGGCGACCAACAAGCGCGTCGAGGCGGAGCGCGCCCTCGCCCGCGAGTCCACCGCGCGCGGCCGCCGCAACGCCGGCGCCGAGTGGGACCGCGAGCTCATCGGGCTGCAGGACGAGATTGCGCGCAAAACCGCGACGACCAATGAAAACCTGATCAGCCAGCGATACGCGCTCTACGACGTCGCCTCCACCGCCGGCATCGCGGGCGGCTCGCTCGTCGCGCTCGTCTCCGCCTACACGATGCTCGCCGCCAACCGTGAGGCGGCGTTCACCGACGTCCTCCGCACCACGCGCGTCGACGCCGACAGCGAGCTTGCCGTCACCCTCCGCAAGGAGCTCGAGGAGCTCGCGCAGGAGATCCCCAAGTCGTTCGCCGAGATCTCGGACGTCGCCACCAAGGCCGCCCAGCTCGATATCCCCGTCGAGGGCATCCAGGAGTTCACCGAGGCGACCATCAAGTTCTCGGCCGTCACCGGCGTCGCCTCCGACACCGCCGCCCTCTCCTTCGGAAAGATCGGCAACGTCCTCGGCCTCGCCGGCGAGGAGTACACCCAGTTCGCGTCCGCCGTCGCCTACGCCGGCGTGCGATCGGCGGCCACGGAAGAACAGATCCTCTCCGTCGCCAACAAGCTCGGCCCCGTCATGGCGCAATACCGCGCCACTGCCGACGAGGTCGCCGGCCTCTCTGCCGCGTACGCATCCGTCGGCGTCGAGTCCGAGCTCTCCGCCGGCACGACTGGCCGCGTGTGGGCCAAGATCCAGCTCGCCGTCGACCAGGGCGGCACCACCCTCGAGAACTTCGCCCGCGTCAGCGGCATGTCCTCCGAGCAGTTCCGCTCCTCCTGGGGCGAGTCCGCCGCCAACACCTTCGTCACCTTCGTCGGCGGCCTCCAGCACGTCGAGAACTACAACGAGGCCCTCCGCTCCCTCGGCATCGAAGCCACCCGCGACGGCCGCTCCCTCGGCGCGCTCTCCGCCGGCGTCGACAAGGCTGTCATCTCGATGCAGGCCGCCCGTGAGGGCATGTCGAACGGCTTCCTCGACGAGTCCGCCGCGCAGATCTTCGACACCGTCGTATCCAAGCTGCAGCTCGTGCTCAACGCCTTCGACCGCCTCGCCGGCGTCGTGGGCGGCTCTACGCTGGAGGCATTCGGCGGCCTCCTCGACGTCCTCGCCGACACCCTCAACAACCTCGCCGAGTTCGGCTCCAACCCGGTTGGGCAGTTCTTCCTCGGCCTGGGCATGATCCTCACCGGCCTCATCGGCGTCCTCCTCCTGTTCGGCGGAGCTCTCGCCGGCGGCACCGCGGCCCTGTTCGCCATCCGCACCGCCATCACCGGCCTGCAGGCCACCGCCACCGGCGCGCAGCTCACCATGCTGCAGTTCATCGGCGGCCTCTTCGGCGTCCAAGCCGCCGGCAACGCGGCCGCGGGCGGCATGAACGCGGCCGCCATGGGCGCGCGTGCCCTCCGCGTCGCGATGATCTCCACCGGCATCGGCGCCGTGGTCGCCATCCTCGGCACCCTCATCGGCGCGGCGGTCACTGCGGGCGACCAGGAGGAGAATCTCGCCACCTCCGCCGACAAGGCCAACCAGGAGCTCGCAGCACAGGAGGCTCGCGCGGCCGCCGCGGCCGAAGAGATCCGCAAGCTCACCCAGGAGCTCAACGACGCCGTCGAAGCCGCGAATGCGATGGCAATGGGCAGCGCCGACCTGGAGGGGTCGCTCTTCGACCTCGGCCAGTCGATGCAGCAGAACGGCAAGCAGTTCGACGCGTACTCCACCGGCGGCCGCGAGAACATGCGCAGCCTGTCGTCGGCGATCGCCGCAGCCGTCGCGATCGCGGACGGCGACGCGCAGCTCCTCGCCAACCTCCTCGCCGGCATCCGCGAGCAGCTCCTCTCCATCGGCGCCGGCGCCGACGCAATCGCGATGGTCGAGCGGGCCATCGAGGCGACCGGCGTCGCGGCGACCGACGCGATCGTCACGAGCAACAGCCTCGCCGTCGGATTCGCGCACGTCGACGAGAACGCCCGCAACGCCGCCAAGGGCGTCGACGAGCTGGGCGAGAAGGTCCGCACCGTCTCCGACTACGCCAGCGACCTCGGCTCCATCATGGACCGGGCATTCGAGATCCGCTTCGGCGCGCAGGACGCCTACGACCGCGTCCTCGATACGTACGACAAGATGCGCTCCGAGGCCAAGCGCGCCGCGGAGTCCATCGACGACCTCCGCGCCCAGATCATGCAGACCGAGGCGGACCTGCGCGTCCTGCAGGGCGAGCGGGTCGGGCAGGAATACTTCCTCTCCGTCGCCACCCGCTACGGCGACACCGCCCGCGCGGCCGCGATCTCCGGCGACATCGCCCGCAACAGCGCCGACCAGAACTCCGCGCGCACCGAGATCCGCGGACTCAACGGCCAGGTCGCCGAGGAGCAGGACGCGCTCACCCGCTCGATCGAAGGCAACTCGGAAGCCGCACGCCGCAACCGCGAGGCGCTCGACGAGCTCGCCCAGGAGCACATGGAGTACCTGGAGGCCCTCGCCGCGTCGGGTGCAAGCCAGGAGACGCTCGAGGCCGAGACCCGTCGTCTCAAGGACGAGTTCATCGACTTCGGTGTGTCGATGGGGTACAACGCCGACGACCTCGAGCAGCGCTACGGCCCCGCCTACGATGACGTCGCCAAGATCATCCGCGAGTTCCCCCGCGACATCACCGTCGACATCGACGGCCTCGACCCCGCACAGGCCGCCCTCAACGAGTGGCTCGAGAAGAACAAGGATCACCGCATCGACGTGCCGGTGAACGTCCAGGCCAACAAGAACGTCACGGCCGAGAAGTTCACCGACGTCGGCCAGATCGCGGGCAACAGCTTCAAGACCGCATTCGCGACCGCGATGGTCAGCGGTGCGCAGGCCGGCGCCGCGGGCGCGAGCGTCAGCAAGAACAACCAGCCGAGCTTCTGGGAGCAGATCTACCTCAACTGGCAGGCTGGCCTCGATGCCGCGTTCGGCGCGCTCGGGTTCTCCGAGGGTGGTTACACCGGCGACGGCGGCAAGCACGACGTGGCAGGCCTCGCGCACAAGGGCGAGTACGTCTTCCCACAGGAGGCGGTGCGCTACTACGGCGTCGAGAACCTCGCCCGCGCGCACCGTGTCGCCCTCCGCGGCTACTCCAGCGGCGGCCTCGTCGGCGGCCCTGCAGGAGCCTTCGGCGGCTCCCTCGGCATGGAAGGTGGCGGCCCGCTGCGCCTGGACGCATCCACCATCGACGCTCTCGCGCAGGCGATGAACGATCGGCCGGTCTTCCTTATGGCAGACTCCCGCGTCATCGCCCAGCTCGTCTCCACGGGCAACGCCGCCTACACGAGAGGGTCGTAATGGCAGGTCTGATCTGGTTCGGCAACCGCGAGCGGCAGCAGTGGATCCTCGAGCCGCGAGTGGGCATGGACTGGTCGGTCGTCAAGCGCTCCAACCTTATCCAGCTCGAGCACGGCGGCGTCTACCGCGACGACTCCGTCGCCTCACACCGAGAGGGCCTGCCCGAATGGGAGGGCACCCCGGACGAGCTGCGCGCCATCCGCGACTTCTACAACGGCGTCCACGGCCCCGGCCCGTTCTACTGGGCAGACCCCACGATCGCCGACATCAACATCCTCTCCCCCAACTGGGCGACCCCCGGCATTACCGCCGATGGCGACTGGCCGCAGATCCACTCCAGCGCGCCCGCGGCCGACACGGTGGGGCCCAGCGCGTACGGCGTCCCGACCCGCGCGGTGCGGCACACCCCGACCAACAACTACACGACCGCCGCGCCCGCGCAGCGCTTCACCGTCCTTATTCCCGAGGGATATAAGCTCGCGTTCGCCTCGTTCGGCTACCGCACCGGCACCGGCGTCGTCGCCCTCCGCGGGTACACCGAGAACGGTCTGACCCGGAACGAGTTCTTCGAGCCGCTCGACCCCGCGCAGGGCGGCTTCCACTCCACGAACCTGTTCCGCCACTCTGACGGCTACCGGATCGTCGACATCTTCCTCGCCCGCGAGAACCTCACGGCATCCACGATCACCCTCGCTGGCCTCCGCGCCTGCCTGATCCGCGAAGACGTCACCGCCGTCGACCCGATGTTCGCCTCCGGGGAGGGCGCCGCCGCGCTCGAGTTCTCCGGCGGCATCCGCGAGTCGATCATCTGGTCGGGACGGGACCGGGCGATGCGCCGCAAGTCGATGAGCGTCAAGCTCGTCGAGGTCGAGAACACCGCCGCGATCATCTCCACCCCCGTCGGCACCCCGGCACCCACCTCCTTCGACGGAGGCACCCCGTGAGCATCAAGGTGGAATCGGCCGGGTCGGGCTCGTTCGGCGACGTCGGCTCGTGGACGGTCAGCGAGACGGTCACTCCCGCGATCGCCAGCGACGCCGGCGGCACCATCGGCGACGCCTCCCTCACCGTGCGGCGCACCGGTGACACCGACCTCGCCGGCGGCAATGCGCTCACCATCACGCACCCGACCCTCGGCGTCACCCGCGCCGAGGTGCACACGGTCACCGACGCGAGCCCTGCGCAGGCGACCCTCATGGCCGACTCCCCGCTCGGCCGGTTCCTGTCGGGTCGGATGATCGTGCCCGGTATCGAGTCCGGGACGCCCGCCGCGGCCCTCGACGTCGCCATGCAGGCATCGGGCACCCGCCGGCAGATCGGCCCGAACGCGAAGGACGACTACTGGTCCCTCGCCGGCCACTCCGTCGGCTTCACCGCCACCGGCGACATCATCCACCCTGCCTCGACCGATCTCGTCCTGCAGAACAACCAGATCCTCGTCACCGCGACCCCTGGCGAGAAGGCGCTGTACCAGGAGATCACCGGCTTCTGCGCGATCTCCCGCTTCTCCACCGCGGGGCTGCCGACCACCGTGCTCGGCGACACCATCCAGCTTCGCGAGCGCACCTACGTCAAGTTCACCGTCGCCCCCACGACGGCAGCGCTGACTACCACGACGTTCCAGGTCGACTTCGGACCCTCGTTCCGGCAGTTCGGCAACAGCCGCGTCGCCAACGGGTGCATGATCCGCGTCTCGTACAACCAGAACAACTCCGGCGGTCAGCTCACCACGACCATCGTGATGCAGGACGCCGCCGGAGTCGCCCAGACGGCCACCTCCACGACCGAGCGGCACGCCTCCCTCCTGCGAACCGGCCCGATCGTCGTGAGCCTGGGGATCAGTCAGAGCTCGGCAGGCGCGGTCAACCTTCGCGCCCGCGCTCAGAACGCCGATGCGAGCGTGGAGACCACGGCTACCAGCATCAACGTGAAGCCCACTCGTTTCCGGATGTACTCGAAGCAGTTCACGATCACTCAGCCGCTCTCCGCCGGCGGCATCCGCGACCTCGTCATCCGCCGCGGCGCCGCTGACACATGGGCGAACTTCCACGGCGTGGCCTACGTCGCACCGGCCGGCTTCGTCGACGAGACCACGAGCGCCCATCAAGGCTCCCCCATCGCCCAGCACGAGGGCGAGCTGTGGGAGTACGTCAAGCAGGTGTGCGTCGCCCGCGGCGTCGAGCTCGCGGCCACCCCGGCCGGCATCACCCTCCGGGAGATCGGCTCCCGCACCCTCGACATCACCCACCGCGCATCGGCCTCCCGCACCATCTCCCAGGCAGTCCAGGCGCGCAACATCGTGGTCGTGAACCAGAACACCAAGGCGCTCGTCACGCCCCAGGACGAGGCGTACAGAGCCACCACGATCTACAGCATCGGCGTCGGCGAGACCCGCACGTTCGACGTGCGCGTGCCCGACGGCATCCGGTTCCTGTGGTCGCCGCGCCCCTGGTACTACAGCAAGGATGTCAACGGCATCGTCTTCAACCTTGCGCAGTACGCCGACGGGTATGCCGAGCTCGAGGCGGGCACCGTCGGCCGCTACTTCGTGACCGCGCAGGACGGCTTCCCGATCAGTCCCGTCGCCTGGACCGACTTCGGCGGCCGCGTCACCGTCGCGATGAAAGACGGCAAGGCGACGCTCACCATCACCGGCCCCGCACAGCAGATCCCCGGCATCCCCGGCCCGTACCGCATCGGCGAGACCGACGGATCTACCGCCTACGCCGTGCTCCGCCTGCACGGCGTGGGAGTCACGAGCGACCCCGTGACCGTCACACTCCCCTCCGGCGCACCCCACGCTGACACCCGCGTCGAGACCACCTCCCCCGTCAACAACGTCGCCATCGGCAACCTCGGCGAGGTGTACGACGCGGCCGCATGGGCCGCCACCCGCGTCGCCGGCCCCAACCTCACCCTCAACGCCAGCATCCCGATCAACCGGCTCGCCGGCTTCGGTCTCACCGCCGGCGCCCTCATCACCCACCGCGACAACCTGTACCGGGTGAACACCTGTCAGATCACGGGCGGTGTAGCGACCATCTCCGCCAGTAGACTCGCCCGCCTCAGCGACTCCCCCGGCAAGACCCGCACCCTCGCCCAGTACGCCACGGCGTGGGCGGGGGCAACCCTCCGGGATCACTCGATCGCCCCGCTCGCACTCACAGCACCGACACCGTAGAAGGAGAGACGATGGCACTCGAAGGCGCCAGCGCCAACCTCGGCTCCGAATCCCGCGAGTGGGTCGCCACCGTCGAGCGACTCATCCTCGAGCAGCAGCGCACCATCGCCCGCCTCGAGGGCGAGCTCCGGGCGGTCGTCCGATGATCACCCTCCCCAACGGCGTCAAGGTGCCCGACGGCTCCGACCTCGCCGACCCCCAGATCCTCCTCGGTGACGTCGCCCGCTCCATCTCCGACGCGCTCGGCGGCCTCGGCACCGGAAAGCGCCAGCCTCACCTCTATGCCGTCGCCAACCAGACCGAGAAGACCGCCCTCGCCAGCCTCACCACCCTCCAGGACGGCGACCGCGTCTTCGTCGCCGATACCGGATGGTGGGAGCTGCGCAGCGGCGGCGCGTGGATCGTGTGGGAGACCATGCAGGCCGTCGCGTGGCCGTTCGCCCACACCGGCGTCAGCCCGGGCAACGGCACCGGTGCATTCTCGTACTTCCTTCGCGGCGACCTCGTCCACCTCTCCGGCTCATTCCGCTTCGGCAGCACCACGAGCGTCACCACCTCCAGCGGGGCCCTCGCGCTCCCCTTCGTCCACGCCGACGGCACCACCACGCCTCTCGTGCTCGGCACTTGCAGCGCGCAGTCGGGCGGCGCGTTGTTCTGGCAGGGGGTCGTCGTGGGGCAGTCGGGCACCGCCTCCGGAGCTATGCGCTTCGACGTCGGCGCGGCATCCGGCGTCCTCGCCGCCCTCTCCGCCACGGCCCCGCGCGCGTGGGGATCCGGCGACATCCTCAGCTTCGACATCCGCTGGCGACGGAAGCTGTAATGGGCACCGCGCACGCCAACGGCGTCTGGCTCCCCGGGGCGCGGGAGCCGATCGACTGGCAGATCAGCCCGACCATCATGGCCGCCGCCGCAGGCAACGCGATCGCCGGCCGCAGCGACGGCACCCCCCAGCCGCGCCTCTTCCGCGCCGCCAACGCGACCGAGGCCGACGCCGTGAAAGACGCTGGCCTACGCCCTGGCGACCAGATCTACCGCCTCGACACCGACTGGGTCGAAGAGCTCGGGCCGGAGGGGTGGAAGGTCGTGAAGACCTACCGCGCAGTCCCCTACGCCCCCTACGGCGCCTACGCCCAGCACGGCCTCGGCTACTCACCCACCGGCGACGACCACGCCTGGCTGTACTGGGTCGACGGCGAGCAGGTCACCATCCAGGCGCACATCCGCTGGGCCTCCGGCGCACCCACCCTCTGGAACAGCTCCTTCCCCGCGCGCATCTACCTCCCCGAGGATCTCCCGATGCGCTACATCGACCAGAACCTCGGCACCCTCGGCGTCGCCCACTGCACCATCGGGTCGAACCAGCGCATGGGCTACGTCGCCGGCGTCTGGGGCTCCTACTCCGACGGCGTCGACACGACCGGACTCATGTACGCCGCGGTCACCTTCATCGCCGACGGCGAGGGCTCAGCCGCCATGGCGCAGGGCTCCCCCGAGACCTGGACGACCAACAGCTCCTTCTCGGTCCGGTTCACCTACATCACCTGATCCACCGCCGGAAGCCGTTTAGCCGACGGGCCACACCTAGACTCCCCCGCGCCAAGACCGAAGGAGGAGCAGATGCCCCGAGGCAACACCTACGCGACGTCGCCCTCCCAGCACCCCGCAGGACCGAGCGCATGAGCGAAGAGACGCCCCCGATCGGCGTAGTCGTCATCTCGCCCGACGCGGTCTACAAAGAGGTGCTCCAGATGAAGACCGACCTCGGCGACATGACCGGCCTCCTCAAGCAGCACATCGCGCTGCAGGAGCGTCAGAACGCCGGCATCGAAGAACGACTCCAGAACCACGGCACCCGCCTCGGCAACCACGACACCGACATCTCCGGCCTCAACGCCCGCGTCGGCGTCGCCGAGAGCGACCTCCGCGAGATCAAGGCAGACCGCGCCCGCCGCGACGCCGAGACCGTCCGCCGCGAAAACCGCAAGGCCCCGTGGTGGCAGATCGTCGCCACCATCATCGGCGTCGGCGGCTTCGTCTTCCTCCTGATCAACCAGTACAACTCGCAGCTCGAGTTCATCTCACGCCTCACCCCGTAGTCCGCCAGAGAGAGGGCACCCGTGGCGCATCACCTCGCACGAACCGACCTGGAAGGCAACGAGGACTTCCTCGCCGACCTTCTCGATGACGACATGACCCGCGACTCCATCTGCGAGAAGTGGAACGCGTCCGCCGGCTACGTTTCCGGCCGCCGCCGCAAGGCACGCGACGAGCGCGCCGGGAAGCCGCCGGTCATCCCCGCCACCGACGGGCCCACCCCCTCCGCCACCGGGAAGGCGGACGAGACCTTCGACGTCGACATCCATGGCAACGTCAAGATGGAGAAGCTCGCCGACCGGATCATCCCCCTCGCGGAGTGGCTGGAAGATCTCCGCAAGCAGGGCTTCGACCCCGACGACTTCACGTACTCCGTCGGGCACTCCGTCTGGACGCAGCACACCCGCGCGCAGGTCACCAAGACCCTCTACGCCAACCGCTTCTCCGCCACCCTCCGCGCCGCCGCGACCAAGGAGCTCCTCGTCTCGCACGAGGAGGTGATGGAGGCGATCCGCACCTTCCAGTACATCCCCGCCGACCGCGCCTACCAGGACAAGGGCTTCTTGCTCATGCCCACGGACCTCCAGGTCGGCAAGGTCGACATCGCCGGCGGCACCGCGCAGACCGCCGAGCAGGTGCTCCAGTCATTCGCTCGCGCCGCGGAGATCATCAAGGAAGAGCGGCCCCGCGAGGTCGCAATGGTCGACGCCGGCGACGTGATCGAGAACGTCTACAACACCTCAAGCCAGCTCGGCACCAACGACCGCGACCTCCCGCATCAGGTCGTCGAAGCGATGTTCCTCATGCAGCAGGGCATCCAGATGCTCGCCCCGCTCACCCGCGAGCTCCGCTACGCCGCCGTCAGCTCCAACCACGGCGCCTTCCGCACCGGCCCGAAGTCCCCCGGCGGCGACGCCCACGCCGACTACGGCCTCGCCGTGGCGAAGATGCTCGGCAACGCCCTCAAGCTCAACCCGGCCGCGTTCGGCCACGTCACCGTGCAGACCCCCGAGCCGCACATGGAGTCCCTCGCCTTCACGATCGCCGGCACCGAGGTCGGCGCGCTCCACGGGCATCAGACCGCCTCCCCCGACAAGATCGCCGACTGGTGGAAGGGCCAGGCCCTCGGCCGCCTCCCCGTCGCCGACGCTGACATCCTCCTCGTCGGCCACTGGCACTCTCTCCGCGTCCAGCAGGCGGGGGACGGCCGGTGGATCATCGTCGGCCCCTCCAGTGACCGTGGCTCCTCCTGGTTCACGAACCTCAAGGGCGACTCCGCCACCTCCGGGATGCTCTCGTTCTTCACTGCCGGCGGGCAGTGGTCCGATCTCCGCATCCTCTAGACTCCCCGCCGCCAAGCCACACCCCACACCGAGAATAGGATCCCCATGACCACTCAGCCGTTCTGGGCCAGCGCTGCCGCCTGGTTCACCGACTCGCGTCGCGCCGCGCTGCAGGCGCTCATCGCGAGCTCCCTCACGCTCCTCGCCGTGACCGGCCTCCTCAACCAGGAGCAGTCGTTCGCCCTCGGAGAGCTCTCCGCCTCCCTGCTCCTGCTCATCCAGGGCGTCATCGGTCTCTCGCTCCTGCGGGACAGCGAGTGGTCGACATGGCTGGGCACCAAGGGGCGCGCGCTCCTGTACGGGGCAGCTACCGCCCTCGGCCCCGTCGGCATCGCCTTCCAGCTCTGGGGCTCCGAGGTCTCCGCGCAGATCGCCACGATCGCTACGATCATCGCCTCCATCGCCACCGCATTCGTCCAGACGGTGAACGTCCACACCCTGAGCCCCGGCGAGGTCGAGGTGCTCGATCTCCCCGAAGATGTCCGGGAGGTCATCGCCCAGGCCGTCGCGCAGAAGGCGGGTGGGAGCGTCGCCGAGATGCCGGTCGAGCCCACCGACTCGAACGGAGGCACCGGGCGATGAGCGTCCGCGCCTCCGAGCTCCGCCCCTGGATCCGGTCGTGGTATCGCGACTGGGAGGGGTGGTGCCAGCGCCTCATGTGGAACGTCGTGAACGAGTTCGGCACCCTCAAGGTGACGTACTCCACCGCGTACGCCGCGTACAAGGACTCGAAGATCGTCTCGAAGAACGCGAGCAAGGCGACCGCCGGCGCCTTCCACTACTGGAAGTACATCGCGCCTGACAAGGCTGGGATCCGCCGGCGTCTCGACCACGTGGCCCTCGACCTCGGCGGCGGCCGCGTCTTCATGGCGTCGCGCCGCGTCGAGTCGCCCCACTGGCAGGTCAACGCCGGCGTCACCACGGTCGCCGAGTTCACCAAGGTCACCGGCTTCACCTACCTCGGGTGGTCGCGGACCAACGGCAAGAACACGGTCACCGTGATCGACGACCTCAGCCCCGCCCCGGCGCCCAAGCCGGTGAAGACGCCCGCCAAGCCGAAGCCCGCGCCGAAGCCGAAGCCCGCGCCGAAGCCGAGCGGGAGCACGCTGCGGATCGTGCTGCCGACGTGGTGGTTCACCTTCCCGACCGCGCAGGCCGCGCGCACCGCGACGAAGGGCGTCCAGGGCCGCGGCGTCGGTCCCGGCACCTACGCGGTGCGGCGCACCTCCGGCGGGGCGTACGAGATCGCCGAGGGCGTCTGGCTGAGCCCGCAGGCGAAGAAGCATGTCCGCGGGAAGAAGGTCGTGAAGCCGACCCCCACCCTGCGACCGAAGCTCCGCCTCCCCAGCTACCACTGGTACAAGACGGCGGCGCAGGCCGAGGCCCACACCTCGCCGCGCGGCGGCCAGTACGGCGGCGGCACGATGCTCGAGGGCCCGTACGACGTCCACGAGGTCAGCCGCGGCGGTGCCCGCAAGGTGTACTCCAACGCCAACGGGTGGTGCTGGGTCTCCCCGCAGGCAGCCAAGTACCTCGTGTGATTTAGCGCGCAAAACGAAGCCCCACCCTCAAGTCGCGAGGGTGGGGCTTCGTCGTTGCTACGCGGCCGCGGTGCGAGTGCGCGGCTTCGGCGGCCAGATCCGCTTCATGGTCGGCCGGTGGTCGCGCACTTTGAGGTAGGCGATCGCGTGGCGCGCGGAGTCGCGGGCGTGCTCCTGCCCGACGAACCAGAAGCCGACGCGCTTGAGGAGGATGTCGTCGGCGTGGGCCTTGTAGGTGTTGAGCTGCCAGGTGATCTGCACGTCCGAGTCGCTCCACCGGTCGATGACCGCGCCCTTGATCAGAAGGGGCGTGACGTCAGGGCTCACCGTGCGGCCATCGTCGACGAAGTCTTCGGCCACGATCTCGTCGATGTGCTGGCGAGTCTGGAAGCCGCGTGCCCACGAGACGAAGCCGTCGAGCCCGCCGGGGATCTGCCCGTGCTCGATGAGGTTGAGCGGCGTCACGACGCCGTAGTGCCACACGGAGTAGCCGGTGGTGCCGCCCGGGTCGAGGGACAGGAGGATGGTCACGCCGCGACCTCCGCCCATGTCGGGATGCGGCTCGGATCCTTGAGCCGGCGGGAGTCGAGCCACTGCCGGGCGGTGAGGTTTCCGATCGGAATGACGATCTCGTCGAGGGCCTCTGCCGCGTCGGAGTTCTCGAGCTCGTCGGCGAGCCGGTTGGCGAACTCCTTCCACGCGCGGATCCAGCCCTGGCCGCCGCCAGCCTCGTGAGCGATGCGACGCTCGGTCCTCTCGACGGCGATCTGCAGCATCCGGTGGAAGGAGCGGGCCTTCCCGTACCGGATCGCGTCGCAGAGGGGGTCTTCGGCGAGGCGGCGGATCGAGGCCTCCACGCGGCCCATGCGCCCCACGAGCGACGACTCGGTGCGGTGGATGAGGCTGGAGTCCATGAAGGGCGACTGCCAGGCGGTGGTCGCGTAGACGTCTTGGGCGACGGCATCGTCGTAGGCGACGTCGTCCATCTGCAGGAGCTCGGCGAGGGTGTGCGGGTAGACGTAGGGCCGTGAGGTGACGGCGGGTTTCGGGTTGGGCATGGTGTTCCTTTCGGGATGGTGTGGGTCGTGCAAGGTAGGTCAGTGGGCGGATGGGCTGGTTACGCGGCCGCGTCCCAGATGCCGTCGCGGGCGTCGGCGGCTCGGGCGGCCGCCTTCTTCTCTGCGGCCTTCTTGTCGGCGGCGGTGGGGGCGAAGTCGGCGAGCCACTCTTTGAGGCCGAGGGGCGCGGGGATCTCCTCCTCGAGCTCGATCTCGTTCGGCTCGCGGCCCTTGGTGTAGCCGACGCGGATCTCGCGGCCGTCGAGCGGGTCATAGGTCTGGGCGATCTGGAAGCCGCCGCCGCCGGGGTTGCGGAGCCAGATGGCGCCGCCGCCGCAGTCGATCGGTTCGCCGCGCTTGAGTCCCCAGGTGGCGTGCATCGCGAGACGGATCTGCCCCGTGGCGTCACGCTTCACCGCGCCGACGGCCACGGTCTCCAGGTAGTAGCCCGGGTAGCGGACGTCGCCGGCGGCGTAGTCGTTGTCGGCTCCCTCCTTCGATGCCTCGACGTAGCGCACGGGCGGCATGGACACGATGCTCTGCTGCACGCGCAGCTCCCACCTGTGGCTCGTGAGCCGCTTACACACCTGCGCGGGGGTGCTGCGGGGCGGCAGGGCGGCGATCTGGGCCGGGGTGAGGTCGAAGGCCGCGGTGACCGTCTCGGCGAGTTCTACGGGCTCCTGCGGCTCGTCCTCCCCCGCCTTCGCGCGCGCGGCGGCCTTGCGGGCGGCGTGGTAGTCGCGGAAGTAGGCCTCCCAGGAGACGCCGGGCGCGGCCTCGGTCGGGTACTGGAGGGGCGTGCGCTGATCGGCGCTCACCGAAATGCCACCGGCTCGCGGGGGCGGTCCCACGGGTTGACAGCCGGCGGCGGCCAGTCCTCCTCGCCGACGTAGGTGACGGGGCCACCGAACGCGGCGCTCATCCACTGCTCCTCGGTGAGGATGCCCGGTGAACCGGCGGGGGCGGCGAGGAGGTGGCGGAGGGCTCGGAAGATCGTGTCCGCGTCGTCGACGAGGCCGGCGGGGATGATGACCGACTCCGACAGGAACGGCGGCACCTGCCCCCAGCCGAGCACGCGCCCGGGTGAGCCGGATGCCGCGGGGCTGGGCTGGATCAGGAACGGCACGTCGAGGGCGGCTTTCGCGGCGCGGAGCATCGCCCCCCGCTCGGGCGTCAGCGCCGACCACGGGTGGATCGGCAGCGGCCGCACGTCCCCGCTCATTCGACACCCTCGCGGGCGAGGGTGGCGCGGCGGAGCTGCGTCTTCACGGTCGCCACGGTGACGCCGAGGATCTTCGCGAGAGTGCCGGCGGAGGTGCCCAGCTCGACGATGCGGGCGGTGAGGACGTCGTTGAGCTTGCCGACGGCGCGCAGCTCGAACTCCTCGAGGATGAGGTCGAGGGTGGCGGCGTTGAAGCGGCCGCCGGTGCGGTCGGTCTTCGTGACGATCTGGCGCACCTCGTGCATCTTGACGCCGGAGATGGCGACGATGTTGGTGAGGGACCAGAGGTTCTGCGCGGCGAGCTCGCGGACGGCGCGCTCGCGCCAGGCCAGGTCGTGTCGACCGGCGTAGTGGTAGATGGCGGCGGCCCGCTTGGTGGCCTCCCAGTTCTTACGCTGCACGGGCGTAGCCTCCTGCTCTGAGAATCTTGGTTCCGGTGTTCTGGTCGATGCTGGCTCGGCCTTGGGCGACGAGCTCGCCGATCATGTCTTCGACGTCGCGCCTTCGGTTGGCGAACCTGGGGAGGCGGTGGATGTCGGCGAACGAGACCACTCCTCCCCGCTCGAGGAGCGCCTTCTCGATCATGTTGACCTCGCGGGTGCGGAGGGACTCGTCGGTCGCGGCGACCATGATGAGGATGTTCGCGGCCCACTCCTCGGTCTGCTCGGCGGCGACCAGGAGGTCTCCCATCTCGATCCGGGTGCGGCCGGAGGAGAGTGCGACGAGTGCGGCGCAGCGCAGCACGGTCTCGGTGAGGCGGCGGAAGGTAGGCCTGAGCCGCTCCTCGTAGGGCGAGTTCTTCGCGATCTCCTGCAAGGTGACGGCGATGTTCTGGTGGCGGCGGGCGACGTCGGCGGGGATCCGCATGCGCGCCGGCGCGCCGGAGGGCGTGGAGACGGACTGCACGGCGGCGGCGAACTCGGCGGCCCACTGCTGGTACATGGCCTTGCCGGAAGCGACGGCGGCGGTGTCATCGTCGCCCTCGGCGGCGAGGTCTTCCTCGGTGAGGAATCCGCCGGCCATCATCGTGACCGACTCGGTCGGCATGTCGCCGATCCCCCACACGAATCGGTTGAGGAAGCCAGACTCCCAGTCGGCCGGGCTCATCACGTCGGCCATGCCCTGCGGGGTGCCCATGAGGTGGACGGTGAGGTAGGCCTGCGCGGCGCGGCCGGAGATCTCCTTGTCGGTGCGGCGGAAGATCGCGTCGATCTCCCCGTCGAAGGCGAGCGTGAGGACGCCGGGCACCTCGGAGTACGGGCTGTTCGGCTTGCGCCACGTCGGGATCTTCGTGTGGGCCTCGTCGAGGTGGAACCACGTGGCCTTCCCGTCGCGCTCGATGAGCGTGCCTTTGAGGGATTCGCCGGTGTGGTCACCACCGATCGACGGGCTCTCGCTGAGCATGTAGTACGCCTTGAAGATGTGCCGCGGCGGCCGCAGCGCCTCACTCTTACCGGTCGTGGTGCGTCCCACGATCGCCTGGAAGAGGTTGACGGGTCGGTCGTTCGCACCGGGCCGCGGGAGGACTCCCTTGGGCGAGAAGATGACAGACAGCACCGTCCACCGGTTCATTCGGTAGTACGGCTCGTTGACGGCCTCGAACGTCTTCCGCGCCCAGTCGAGGTAGCGGGCACCGAACCAGTCCACGGTGGCCGCCTGCGCGCGCTCCTGCTCGTTGATCAGGGTGACGGAGGGGCCGGCGGCTTGGGGCGGAGGCGCGGGCAGGGCGATGATCGGCGCGGGCGCGTCGTCGGCGATGGTGCCGGTGGTGAGCGTCTCGATCGCGGCGGCGACCTCGGCCCAGAGCTGCTCGATGGTGATGCACTTCGAGTGCGGGTCGGAGTAGGTCTGCCCGCCGAAGGTGATCGGCTGGAGGGATGCCGCGCAATGCCAGACGAGGGTGGCCGCTTCGATCTCCTCCACTCCCGCCTCGAGGAGCGCGTGCAGGAGGCCTGCGCGGTGCGCGGCGCGCTGGGAGGGCTCGGGCGCGTGTGCCCACGCGGCGACGAACGGGCGGCCCTGGATGGTCGGGTACGGGCGGTCTGACGGGAAGCCGCGCCAGGCCTGCAGCGCGGGGAGGTCGGGCTCGGGCGGCGACTCAAACTGCCCCGCGGTGACCTTCTGCGCGGAGTGCCACTGCTCGTCGATGTTCTCGGGGCCCCACGACGGATAGGTGGGGGTGTACTGCAGGAGGATGCCGTGGGCCTGCTCGGGCGTGAGCGCGTACGCGTTGGAGCGGGCGATGCGGGAGAGCCAGCATGCCTGGTGGAAGACGGTGTCGTGCCACCCGCTGCCGGGTGCCCACACGTCGGGGAGTGACTGGAGGCGGGCGATGATGGTGCGGATCTTGCGCTCTTCGTGGCGCGTGGCGGATGCGGGGATCTCGCCGCTCCACTGTGCGCCCTGGTGCCCGTACTCCCGCTCGTCGAGGCGGAGGTATTCGATCCACGCCTCGGGGAGGTACTCGAAGTCGTCGACGTGCGGGGGCTCGGCGAGGAGCTCGCCTTCGGCGTCGTACCAGAGGTAGGGCGCGCCGGTCTCGGGGTGAATGGAGGGCCAGGCGACGGTGTACCTGTGGTGCGCCTGGATGATGTCGATGTGGACGTTCTTCGGCTCGACGCCGGGGATGGGCGGCTTGCCGTACATCTCGACCGGCTCGCGGAGGGCGAAGAACTGCTGGCGGGCGGGCGAGTCAGCGCCGCGCGCGGTGGACGACGGGGTTGCCGGGAGCGGGCCGAGCTTGGCCTCCAGCTCGCGGAGCTGGTCGGCACCGTTCTTCGGGCCGTAGTGGTCGACGTCGATGCCGACGTAGAGGTTTGCGCGCAAACCGACGTTCTGGTGCGCCCACTCGGGGTCGGCGCTCCACTGCGCGATCGACTCCGCGGTCACGGAACCGTTGCGGCCGGTGGCGCCCTGGACGGGGGGCGTCTTCCCCTTGACGGGGAACGGCAGGAAGCCGCGCTGCAGGTACAGACCGGCGACCTGGGCAAATGTCGTCACGGGGGACGCTCTCCTTCGGGTGAGGCGTGGGAACGCGGGCGGCGCGTGGGCTATACGCGCCGCCCGCGTGGGGCGATCAGTACGCGGTGGTGTCCGAGTACGCGACCGCCTGCAGTCCTCCTGCGGGCTGCTGCTGCTGTGCGGCCAGGGCGGCGGCCGCGGCCTGCTGCTGGGCGGCCCACTCGTTCACCGGCGGGGTGCCGGGGTCCGGGATGACCTGGCCGGGGAATGCCGGGTTGGCCGGGGCCACGTACTGCTGCTGAGCGGGCGGCTGCTGGTACGGCTGCTGAGCGACCGGAGCGACGGCCGGGATGCCGCCACCCATCGCCGGGATGCCGCCGCCGACCTGGGGAATGCCGCCGCCGACGGTGGGGATGCCGCCGCCGACCTGCGGGATGCCGCCGCCGACCGTGGGGATGCCGCCGCTGGCCGCGCCGCCCTGGAGGGACGGGTGGTCGGGGATGAGCGCTCCGGCCGGGGTGAGCCACGGTGCCAGCGATCCGCCAGCGGGAAGCGTCGGGGTCCGAGCGAAGTCGGCGTCCGCGGCGTCCACGTCGTCGATCTCGTTGGAGCCGAGCGGGTTGTGCTCGTCGGGCACCTTCGGCTTGCCGAGGATGATCGTGATGACGCGACCCTCCACGTTCGACGGGAGCGGGGCCCCGGCGATGATCTGCTCCTCGGTCATGCCCATGATCTTCGTGAAGAAGTTCCAGAACATCCACGCCGATGCGCCGTCGGGGTTCTTGTCCGTGGGGGCGAAGTTCGTGAACAGCGGGATCCGCACGAAGAACGTGCGGCGGGCGCCGAGGGGCGAACCCTCGAGGATCTGCACCTGCAGGCGCACACACTGCTTGCCGGCGTTGCGGCTGCCAGCCTTGGCGAAGTCCTCGACGCCCTTGTTCTCGATGATCCGGGCCTGGTAGCGGCCTCGCAGGAGCGGGGTGAAGTCGCCGCCACCGGAGCGGTCGGCGGCCTCCTTGGCGGCTGCGGCGGCGTTGGGGCCGATCTGTGCGGTGAATGACATGGTGTCGTCCTCTCGTGCGGGTTAGGCGGCGGCCGCGGGCGCGGTTGCCGTGGTCGTGACGGGCTGGGGGTCGGTGGGGGCCTGCGGCTGGACCGCGGCGGCGATCTGCTCGGCGGGCATGGTGGGGATCTGCGTGGCGGCGACCGGGGAGGCGACCTCGCCGCGGATGAGGCCGTACAGCAGGTCCATCGAGAAGTTGTCGATGCGGTTGGGCAGGAACGAGGAGTAGCGCTGCTTGGAGATCGCGCCGTCGGTGCCGGAGAGGTCGGCGATGATGTTGACCTCGCCGTTCTCCAGCTCCTCCTTGCGGAGGTAGACGACCACGGACGGGATGCCCGCGGCGTTGTCCTTCATCGAGCCCTGGAACTTCGGCTTGAGGGTGGAGACGCCGGTCTTCTTCGCCTCCTTCTCGTCGACCTTGGTGTGCACGAGGCCGATGCCGAGCATGTCGGGGTGGTTCTGGAGCTGCCAGAGGACGTTGCTCGTCCACTTCGCGACCTCGCCCCAGCCGCCCTGCGTGTTCAGCTTGGTGTGGTCATCGTTCCACGTGTTGGCGAGGAACCACTCGATCGCGGTCTCCTGCGCCACGTCGAGGGTGTCGACGATGAGGTACTGGAAGCCGTAGGCCTTGCCGTTCTTCATCAGGTCGTTGAAGTAGTTGTGGAACTTCACGAACGCGTCGGGCTGGGTCTTGTCGATGCGGATGATCGTGATGAGGCCGGCCTTGTGCTTGGCGCGCAGGACGGGGTCGTTGAGGAGAACCTCGGTGCCGTTGTCGATGTCGAGCACGACGCCACGGTCGAAGCCGCGTACCTTCGCGATCGTCAGCGCGGCACGCGACTTACCCTGGCCGGGCTCGGCGTGGATCATAATGCTGCCCGGCTCACCGAAGTCTTCGATGGGGGCGATGTCCTGAGCCCAGATGGGCATGGGGAGCTGGGTGACGGGGGCCGCGGGTGCGGCGGGGGTTGCGGAAGACATCGAGTCCCTCTCTCTCGGTCGTGCAGTCTATTGACGGTTTGCGCGCTAAATCCGTTCGCCGTCAGGCGGCGACGGGATCCAGCGTGGGGATGACGGGAATGCCGGTTGCGGGTGCCATGTCGACGCCCTGGTCGATGAGCTCCTGCGCGCGGAGCTGCTTGGTGGTGACCTCGCGGGCCGGGAGGCCGAGGTCGTCCCACTCGATGTCGAGGCGGCGGCGGGCCTTCTCGTGCTCGCCGCTGCAGAACTTGCAGGCCTCGTGCGAGGCGAAGCTGGAGATCTCCGCGCCACCGGCGAGGGCAGCGACGATGTCGGTGCCGCGCTGGATGAGCGCGTCGGTGTAGGCCTCGTCGTAGTTGAACGACACGACCAGGATGTCGTGCTTGCGCTCGGGGTCGTCGTACCCGGAGAAGGCCGGGTTGTCGAAGAAGCCGGTGCCGTCGCGTGCGATGTAGACGATGGAGGCGCGGGCGGCGCCGGAGGCGCGCATGTAGAGGTTCTGCTGCCCGTAGTACCAGAGGTGCTTGTGGGCCATGGCCTGCCGCTCCTTCTGGAACTCGACGTACGAGAACGAGACGGTGGTGTGCTCGTCGGCCTTGAACTTGAAGCCGCCCTTGTACGCCTTCGTGTCTTTGGCCTGCGTCCACCGCGGCTCGAGGCCCACGCGGTGCTGTCCGCGCTCCTGGAGGATGTCCTCGAGGATCGCCATGAGGTGGCGCTTCGAGCCCTTCCAGTCGAGGATGCTCTTGTTGGTCAGGCGGGCGTCGAAGTGGCCGGGGATCTCCCCGTATCCGGGGATGACGGCGCAGGTGACGCGCTGCTCCATCTCGGCTCCCGGGTGGAGGGCCTGGGCGATGTGCTGTCGGCCCTCCAGCCCGTTGTGGAGAAGGGTGCCGAGTGCGCGGCCGAGGTAGGGCCGCTCGGCGAACTCGTTGAACCGCTTGTGCCCGGCGAGCTCCGCCGCCAGGCAGTTGTCGCACGGGTTCGAGAACGAGGACGCGCCGATCTGGGTCTGGCGATCGCGCTCGGTCTCGGCGTTGATCATCGAGATCGCGAGGTAGCGGATGTCGCTGTCGCTGACGATCGTGTCTCTCATCATCCTGCCCACCTCCTGTTCTTGAACTTCGCTCGTGCTGGGGTGTTGGTCTGGGAGGGAGGGGCGGGACGCTTGAGGCGTCCCTTGCCCCTCCTGGGGATGCCTCCGCTGCCGGTCATTTGATTGTTCCTCCTGTCGTCCCCTGGCGGGGATGACTCAACCATATACGTATATGGATCAGGGGGTCAATAGGGTCGCCGAAGAAACTTCGAGCTCCTCGTCGAGGTCGTCGTCCAGCTCAACGACCTGCAGCTCTCCGAGGTCGTCGGTGATCGCCATTTCCGCGGTCCTGCGGAGATGCCACTGCCTGCCGTTCACCCACGCGATGCCACCGTGCACGCCCCACGCCGGCTTCTCGTGCAGCGCCGACGCCCTGCACAGCTCCATGAGCGGGCACGGCGCGCACATCTGCCTGGCGACCTCCGCGGAGGGCGGGGTCACATAGTCGGCGTACGCCGGGCCGGAGCCCGCGCAGTACGGCTGCGGCGCGGCGGGCTTCTCATTGGCGAGCTCCAGGGCGGCCGTGAATCCCGGCAGCGGCTCACGCGGCGGACGCATCGGGCACCTCCCCCACTGCGGGCTCCAGGCCGGCGGCTTGGCGGAGCTGCGTGATGATCGAGACGCCCGGTTCGGCGGCCGCCCCGTCGAGCACGAGGCGCACCGCGCCAAGGCGATCGCGCAGCTCGTCGCGCTCCTCGCGCAGGGCCTCGACCTCGAGGTGGCGGCTCCACTCCTCGAGGTCCGCCTGTAGGTCACCGGTGGTCCCGGCCCCATCCCTCCACGTCAGGAAATCTTCGGCGGCGCGGATTTGCGCGCTAATCTCCATGGTCATGCTGCGGTCCTTCTCTCTTTGAGGCCCACGCCGGGCGGCGGGGCAAACTGTCGGTGGAGCTCCAGGAGCTCCTCATTGCGCCGGATGTCGCCCCAGACGCTGCGCCATTCGGCGTCCACCTCGGCGCGCTGATCGGCATCCATGTGCCGCGCGCGGATGCCGCGGGCGATGTTGCCGCGCACGTCGAGGTCTTCGGCGACCCACGACGCGGGCATCCCTTCGGCCATAAGCCCTTGGGCCCACGCCTCCAGCTCGAACGGCAGCGGCGGCGCATGCGGTGCCGGTTCTCGCAGCTTGAACTCCACCTCGGCACGCGCGACCGTGCGCTCGCTCACGCCGAACGCGGCCGCGATCGCGCCCCGGTCGTCATCGTGAATGGCGCGCAGCTCGACGAGCCTTTCCAGGCTCACTGTTTTCCCCACGGTTCTCCTCTCCGTCGACCGGATAGTACCAGGCCGACGTGTCATATCGGTATCACGGACGCCGCCGGGCTGCGGCGCCCCTGTTGTTTCGGTTGGGTTCACTCGGCGTTCACGCGGCGATCGTGATCGACTGCCGGATGAGCCACTGCTTGTGGATGAGGTTCTGCAGGCTGATCTCGTCGACGGTGCCGCGCATGACCAGGCGTGCGTGCTGGAAGTCGTCGATCGACACCTCGCGCCACTGGCCGTCCTCACCCTGCTGGGCGACGCGGCGCTTGAGGCGACCGGGGCGCAGGAATCGGCGGATCGCCTGTGCGTTGACGGCCGGGTTGCCGTCCGCTTCGGAGATCCAGATGACCTTGTCGCAGACCGTCTGGAAGCCGTCGAGGCCGACGCCGAACGACTGGACGGTGCAGATGATGTACGGGAACTCCCCCGCCAGGAAGGCGCGCTTGAGCTCGCGCCGCTGGGGCTTGGAGAGGTCGCCGGTGTAGGCGCGGGCGTCGACGCCGGCGCGCTGCATGCGGCGGGCGATGAAGTGGGCGCCGATCTTCGAGTCGGTGTAGATCGCGACCGGCTGCCCTGCCCACGCCTTCTCGAGGATGTTGCGCAGCGGCAGGAGCTTCGCGGACTCCGCGTCATCGGCCATCGCGACCTCGCCGTTCTCATCGAAGGAGAGCTCGGCGATCGTCACCTGCCGCAGGCGGATGTGAAGCTCCGGGGGAAGCTCGGTGACCAGCGGCTCCTCTTCGCCTTCCCAGTTCATCACCCACGTCAGCATGTCGGCCTGGAGATCCTCGAGCTGCGCAGCCTGCGCCGGGCTCGGGTCGACGTAGACGAGCTGCGCCGGCGGGATCGGGTCGGATGCCTCGCGGCGGATGTAGCACGGGAGGGTCGCGATGAACGCGCCCGGCTCCTTCTCCCCCACCGTCTTGACGAGGGCCACGCCACCGGGCGAGTAGCGCGGGTCGCCATCCTCGTCCAGGACGGGCGCGCGTTCCATCCACCGGGTCTTCCACACGTCGTGATTGGTATCGATGTAGGGCTCGTCGGTGGCGGGGTCGATGCCGGGCCAGGCCAGGCGCGTGACCGACCACATATTGTCGGGGTCGTTGAGGAACCACGTGCCGCTCATGGCGAGCATGAACGCGCCGTCGCGCATCGACAGGACGGTGCGACGCCCCTGCGACCACTTGTTGGCGACCACGTGCACCTCGTCGAAGACGATGAGGTCGACCGGGCCGCGCTTGCGGTTGCGCATCTTGCGGAACACGGCGAGGTGGATGGACTTGGTCTGGTAGACGGGGCCAGCGGCGGGCCCGATCATGTCGAAACGGCGCGCGACCTCCACGGCGACCTGCTCGACCTCGCCACCGTCGGGCGTCTCGATGTCGTGGACGATGGTGGCCCATTTCGCCTCGGGGCGATCGCGGAGGACGAGCTGCCCCTTCACCTGGCCCTTGCGCGGGTTGGTCGTCTTGTGACGCTTGAACAGGAACGGGTGGACGCCGCGCTCGTTGCCACCAGCGGGGTTGAATGCCGGGTTGGGGACCGGGCGCGACTCGAAGTCTTGCGCGACCAGGAAGTGCGATCCGGCGATGAAGAAGCCGTCCTCCCCCGCGAGGAACGCGGCAAGCTGCGCGCGGCCGGCGGGCGTGCCGTTCATCACGCGCGCGCGGATCTTGCCCTCGGACTGCGCGTAGATCCGCTCCACCCACTGGTCGTGGGTGTCGGGGAGGGCGATGAACAGGCCGCGCTTGAAGCCGCCGCGGAGGGCGATCTCGGTGGCCTGGACGGTCTTGCCGACGCCCATGTCGTCCGCGAGGAGCGCGCCGTCTGACTCGCCGTGCTCCTCGAGGATGCGGCGGATCGCGAACTCCTGCGAGGGTGCGATGCGACCGTGCTTCTTCGACTCCTCGTCGTCCATCCCGGGCACGTTCTCCCGGATGACGAGGATCTCGCGCATGGTCTTCTCGTCGTGCATGTGGATGTAGCGCAGCATCACCTCGGGGTGATCCTTGTGCGGCTTCCACAGCTCGCCGCCGCACTGCTCGCAGACGTTGGTCATGGCTTCTTGTTCTCCCGCCCCTCCGCGAGGAAGCGCTCCAGTTCGGCGCGCGCTTCGTCGACGACCTCCTGCGCGAGCGGCTGCATCGCAGCCAGCGCCTCGGAGACGGACGTGCCCTCGGGCCCGCCGCCCTCCAGGTGGGCGAGCCAGAAGTCGGCCGCCCACCAGTAGGTGGAGGCATCCCCGCCTCCGATGTAGCGGTCGAACTCGGCGAGGATCGGGTTGTCGGCGCTCACGAGATCGCGACCCGGAGTGTGGCACGGATGAGATCCCAGTGATCGCGCGCGAACCCGCCGCCGTTGTGGAGGCTGCGCTCGTCCGGCGTGGCGGCCGCGTCCCATTCGGCGAGGAGGGCCATGCCCGGCGCGTTGCGCTGCGCCCGGTCGGCCTCGATGGCGGCGGCGATGTAGGTCCGAATGGCGGCCCATGAGCGGGGCGTGCTCTTGGCTACCGATGGAGCAATCTCTTTCGCGATCTGCTCGGGCGTCTTCACGCTCACGCCGCCAGTCCCATGCTGCGGGCCCAGTCGAGGACGCGGGTGCGGTACGTGGCATCCTCGCCCTGGACGAGGGCGACCACGGGGTTGCGGCCCGACTCGGGCGTCCAGGAGGGTGTGACGGCGGTGAGGCGTCCGCCTGTGATCTGGAACTCGGCCTCGGTGGGCGCGCTCGTCGGGTCGTCGTGGCCGAGGGCTGACAGGAGGGGGGCGAGAGTGCCGGCGGCGGGGCGGATGATGATGGTGCCGGCGTCGGTGGCGGTGAACTCGGTGACCACGGCGATCTCGCCATCCACGTCGGCGACCACTTCTCCGCCGACCGAGATGATCTTGCCCGCGGCGATCGAGTCGTAGGCGGTGCGCCGGTCGGTGGTGTGGAAGCTCGGGAGCATGGAGGCGATCGAGTGACCCTCCTCCTGGTTGGCGACGTATGCGATCAGGTCGCGGCGTCCCTTGGCCGCGCTCAGCTCGGTTTCGAGCTGCTTTCGCAGGCGAGCCTCAAGGGACTTCTTGAGCTTGCGGAACTCGGCATCTGCCGCCTCCAGGCGGGCGAGAGTGTCGGTGGTCATCGTGGTGCTTCTCCTTCGATTCGAGAGTAGGGGGTCACCAGCCGAGGGCGCGCCATTTGGCGAACGCGTCGGTCTCGGCGTCAGGCGTAGGGGTGGTGGGCGCGAGCTCGCTGGCCTCGGTGGCGGCGGCGGTCGGCGCGTTCTGGGTGGTCATCGGGTGGCGTCCTCGGGTGTCGGGCAGGTGGGGAGATAGTGCGCAAAACGGGGGTCCGCTCCCCACGCGATGGCGAGCCGGTCGGCCTCGCATTCGTCCATCGCCGTGCCGTCGCGGTGCTGGGTGACGTGGGCGTATTCGTGGAGGGTGAGATAGCGGAGGGAGGTGGGGGTGAGACCGGGCGAGAGGTAGATCGTGTTCGGCGTGGCGGAGTGGAAGCATCCGCCGTTGCCGCCATCGGAGGCTGCGGCGCCGCAGTTGGTCTCGACGTCGGAGGTGAAGACTACCTCGACGTCATGCGCGCCGATGCCCGCGAGGATCTGGGGCGCGGTGAGGGCGGGCTGCGCGGGGATGGCCGAGCGGGCGCGACTGGGCGCGGTCACCGAAGCGTGCGTGATGCACACCGTCGCGATGATCGCGGCCGCGACTCCCGCCAGTGCCATCCCCGCGCCCCCGTTCACGCTCGAAGCTCCGCGAGGGTGTCGATGGCGGCGTGGAACGGGGCGAGGGTGCCGCAGCATCCGCCGTCCCATTCGAGGTTGCCGTCGGTGGGCGCGCCGCACTGGGTGCAGATGCCGAACGTGCGGCCGACCTCGCAGAATCCGCAGCCGTCGAGGCAATCGGCGCGGTGCGCCTCCTGCTCCTCGGCGTCCACGTCCCACCACGACGGGGTGGCGTCGGGGCGGGGGTGGCCGTGCTTCTCGGCGATGGCACTGTAGTAGGCGCTGGCGTCCGCGTTGGACTGCTCGATGGTGTACGGGCTCACTGGTTGCTCCCCTGGTCGAAGCCGGCGCTGTAGGCCTGCATGACGGGCCCGTGCATGGGCGGGTTGTACGGCTTGCCGGCGGTCGCGTCTGCGAGGCCACGCTCCTGCCATTCGCGGATGGTCACGCGCTCACCTCCCACTCGGCGACGATGTGCGCGCCCTCGCGGACGACGTGGGATTGGGCGGGCGGGGTGAGGCCGTCGATGTTGTGTGCGAAGTGGTCGGCGACCTCCCTCAGCACGGATGCGATCTGATCTCCCGACTTGGCGGCGGGAATGTTCAGAGTGAAGCTGGGGGTGCTCATACTGGTTCCTTCGTTCTAGTGGGGGGTGGACAGGTTGGCGAGGCGGGTGAGGACGCGGCGGGCGTGATCGATGTGGGCAGTAGACGGCTGGACGCCGGTTCCGATGGCGACGGCTGTCCGATCGAGCGGCGCGATCTGGGCGATCCAGTGCTCCAGCCGAGATGGACGGCGACCGCCGACGACGTAGCCGACAGGGCCGCTGTCCTTGTCCTCGCGGTAGGCGACCAGGATCGGGTTCGGCTCGTTGTGCTGGGAGTAGGGCACCTCCCGGTCAGGCTCGGCGAACGCGCACCCGTAGCACTCCTCGCCGTGCAGGCGGCAGTCACCGTACTCGATGGTGCCCTCGAAGTGGTCGGGGCTCACGCTGGCGAAGATCATGTGAGGCTCCATTCCTGCCCGGTCTCCGGGTCTCCGTCGTAGATGCGGCCGTCGTTGATGTAGACGCGCATCCGGCCGATGGGGTTGGGGGTGTCGATCTGGACGATGGTGATGACCTCGACGATGTCGGCGTCGATCTCCCCGAGCTGGTCGTCGTCCGACTCGGGCTTCCAGTCATAGGCGTGCAGGCTCTCCAGCCGTCCGCGCCGCTGGGCGGAAAGCTCGTCCGCCAGGTCGGCGGCTTCCACGTCGGAGAGGGAGAGGTTCGCGATGGGCGGCAGGCCAGCGTCCTCGGGGTCGTCGCGGTGGATCTGGAGGTAGGTCCATTCCCCCGCCTCGTCGGAGGCGTGCGAGACCTCCCAGTGCTTGGCGGTGGCGTACTCGGTGCGCTGCGCCCGGTCGGCCTCGATGGCGTTGGTGAGCATCGTGAAGATGGCTTCGGTGCTCATCTGGACGTGGGGGCCGTAGAGCGGCAGGCCTCGGCCGATGTGCTTGTCCATCGCGTCCTGCGCGATCTGCTCGGGAGTGTTCATGCCTGCGCCTCCTGCGGGTCGAGGGCGTTGACGAGCGCGGCGAGCGTGCCCGCGAGGGCGTCGACAGCGGCGGGGCTCACGGCCTCGAACGAGAGGGCGGTGCGCGCGTCTGCGATGAGCTGCGCGAGGTCTCCGACCTCATCCGGCCAGATGACGGTGGGGTAGACCTCCAGGATGGTGCCGTCTTCCTGGACGATCTCGCGCCACTCGCCGGTGCTCTCCTCCTCGTCGTGGTTGTGGGTGTACGCGCCGGGCTTACAGTGGGCGAGCACGTGACGGACACTCTCCCCGAAGCCGTAGCTCGCGCTGTCCCAGTACCCCATGCCCGAGATGTCGAGACCGCCCTCGTCGGTAATCTCGGGCTCGTTGCCGTTGTCGCTCGTCGCATTCAGCACGGCGTCGATCGCGAGCTTCTGCGCCACGTCGGGGTCGGCGGCAACCTGCTCGGCGGTCCAGCCGATCAGGCCGGGGAAGTTCTCCTTCGGGATGATGGCATCGTTGAAGCTGAGGTTGTAGTGCATGCCCATGAGTTAGTTCTCCTTGGTGGTGTTGGGGCGGCCATCGGCCGGGAGGAAGTAGAGCGCGGTGCCGTCCGAGAGGTCGTAGCCGTTGGTGCGGCGGCCCTTCGGAATGCCCGCGAGGCGGTGGCCTCGGAATCCGGTGCGGACGATTCTCACGTCCTCGTAAACGTGGTAGCCGGTCGCGCCGCCGCTGTAGCGCCCGATCACAGCGACTGTGCCGCGCGGGGCGGGGGCGGCGGGGTCCACGTCTTCGGCGGCGAGAGGGCGCGCGCCTCGGGCGATGAACGCGGCCAGCTTCTCCTGCTCCAGCGTCCACGTGTGGAGGGTCTGGAGGAGGTAGATGGCGGTGTCTTCGTCCTTGTCGGTGGTGCCGGTGGTGGCCGGGTTGAGGCTCGGGAGGTGGCCCTTGAAGTCGGCGTTGTAGGCGTAGCGGCCTGCCCGGTCGAGCTCGGCGCGGCGCGCCTTGTACTCGCCATAGAACGGCCGCACGAGGTCGCGCTGCTCCTCGTGGCTCATCTGGAGCCAGCCAGCGGCGGTGAACGGGGCGAGGGTGGTCGCGGTCATGGTCAGGCCTCCCGCTCGATGATGAAGCGTCCGCCGCCGTCGTGGCGGAACAGGAACGAGTCCCCCTCGTCCCAGGTGAAAACCTCCATGTCGGCCGCGATCGAGTCGAGCACGTCCCACTGCGGGTGCTCTTCGCCGTCGGCGTCGTGCATCACGCTCTTACCGTCGGCGTCCAGCAGGTCCGCGACCGCCAGGCGCGGGGTGTCGTTGATTTCGAGGATCACGGCGTGGATGCCCTCGGTCATCTGCCGCTCCATCTCGGCGACTGCGGCCTCGCGGAAGTCGCGCTGCGCGGTCCAGTAGTGGTCGCGGGCGTCGGTGTAGTCGCTCACTTGGCGGCCTCCATCCCGGCGAGGACGGCGGCGCGGAGCATGGCGCGGACGTTGCTGGCGGGGATCGCCCATTCCTCGGCGGCGCGGGCGGTCTCGTCCTCGTCCGCGATCTGGCGGGCGATCGCGTCGGCCTTCGCTTCGAGCTCGCGCGCCTGGTGGCGAGCGTTGATCGCCTCCCATGCGTCGCTCTTGTAGTTGTCGCCGTGGCCGGTCGCGTTGCCGATCAGCTCGCAGATGCCGCGCATGTATTCGGTCTCATCCCAGAAGGGCAGGCGGTCCTCGCCAGCGAACAGGTCGGCGGCGGCGTCGATCAGCGCGGCGCGGGTGGTCTCGGTGCGGTCCTCGGCGGGGGTGGTCTCGGTGCTCATGGTGGCGGGTGCTCCTTCGGTGGTCGGGGTCGGGAAGTGGTGCGGGGTGGTCTCGGGGTGCGGGAAGCGGGAGCAACCCGGCGCGCTGCACAGCCTCACGCGGCCACCTCCCCCGCGTATAGCTCATACGCCTCGGGGCCGTAGGTCTCGGCGTAGGCTCGCGCGGCCCGGGTCGCGTCGCGGAGGTTCGTGATGCTCCGGTGGTTGATGCCGCGCTCGTAGTCGATGCGGGAGGAAATCTCAGTGCCGCCGGGGTCGGTGCGGTCGTCGCAGTGCAGGAACTCGACAGCGTTCGTGATGACGTACTCGGCGCGCTGGCCCTCACGCTGCACAACCTCCACGCCGACAGCATCCGTGATGACGGTGAAGGTCCCGTCATCGTGCTGCCTCCAGTAGCGGCGACTGTACTCGGTGCCGCGCTGGTCGTCGCCGAGCGAGCACCCGAACCGGTCCGCGCTCAACCGCCCCCCCTCCTGCCAGATGTAGCCGGTCACGCGTCCACCTCCGCCCGGTGCGGCTCGTAGGCGTGCTCCCGACTCTCCCCGGCCTCGCATGCAGTCGGCTCGGTGGGTTGCGGGTCGCGGAGGTCGCCACGGGTGACGATGTGCTCGCGCCCGAGGGAGTCTTCGACGGTGACGGTCTCGCCGGAGATCGCGACCGGGTAGACGGTCTGGCCGCGTTCCAGTGAGGCCTCGGGGAGGTAGAACATTCGGTGATCCTTCGGTGTCAGACGGTCCAGAGGCCATAGGCGCACAGTGCGACGCCTGCCAGGGTGAGCGGTGCCCAGAACGCGGCGCGGATGGTGCGCCGGAGGCGTGCGGCGCGGGTCATGCGAGGATGCCCGCCGCGTAGTGGAGGGCTGCGCGGATCTGCGCGCGGCTCGGGGTGACGATGTGGCCCGCCGCCGATGAAAGCGTGTACGGCCGCAGGAGGAGTCCGCTACCGAGGTCGATCCAGCGCGCCGCGAGCCATCCGGCGCGCCCGACGGGTGCCATCTCATAGGCGGTGAAGATGAGCGCGCGCTCCTCGCGAGTGAGGCGGGGGAACGCGTCGAGCACGTCGGCGAGGGCGTGCAGCTCGTCGGGCGTGGTCTCGGTGGCCGGGTTGGCGGGGGCGGCGGCGCTCATGCGGCGAGTCCTTGCCGCTCGCGCGCTGTCTGGGCGCGCTCGACGTGGTCGGGGTCGTCGCCCTCCTCCTCGGAGTCTCCGAGGGCGTGGAAGTCGCGCACCCGTTCGGCGGCGTCCTCCAGACCGGCGGCGGTGAACACGTCCGCGAGGGCGTCGGCCTCGTGACAGGAGAGGGCGGGGCCCACGTCGTGCAGGGTGTAGGCGTCGAATGCGTCGGCGAGGGTCGCGACGGCGGCGGCGAGCGTGGCGGCGGTCATCGCCCCTCCCCCTCACCGATGGCTGCCAGCAGGGCGCGGGCGGCGGTGGCGATCTTCTCGCGCGCGGTTCGCTCAGATGGGATTTCCCCCCGGTCCACGGCGGCGTTGTACGCCAGCGCCTCGCGCAGCTCGCGCGACCGGTCGCCGACCGATGAGGCTTCCTCGCGAGTGTCGAGCCGTTCGGCCAGCGCGTCGGCGTAGTTGCTCATGCTGAGACTGTCCGACCGGGTCGCGAGCTGCCGCACCTCGTGCAGGGCGTCGTGAAGGATGAAACGCGCTTCCCGCTCGGCATCCCTCACCGCCTCGCGCGCGGTCGCGGTGAGGAGCGCGTGCAGCTCCTCCCCCGTGATGCTCCGGGCGATCTCCTCGGCGCGCCGAGGGTCAATGCTCGGGCCGTATGAGCCGCCGCCGGGTGACACGTGGCGGAGCATGGCCGAGCCGACGGCGTGGCGCGCGCACTCCTGGAAGCGGGCGGGGATGGTGTTGGCGATCATCACAGCTCCCCCTCACCAATGGCGGCGAGCAGCGCGTGGGCGGCGTCGCGTAGCTCGTCCTCGCGGTAGTTCGGCGCGTCGGCGTCGTAGGCGCGGATGATCTCGCGGAGCGCGTGCGCGGCGTCGCTGACGTGGGCGGCGTGGTTGGCGGCGACGGTCTGCGGCGTCATCTGATCGCGGCGAGCCTCGGCCCATTCGGACATGGGGAGGGCGCGGGCGGCGGCGCGCAGGCGGTCGGGGAACGCGTAGGCGCTCTGGGCATCAACGAACGCGCGGGCGGTGTCGCGGTAGCTCATGCGCCCATCCCCCAAAGCTCCTCAGCTGCCTCGGCGAGCCCTTCGATGAACACTGACGGCAGGCCGCGTTGGGCGCTGCTGAATCCCCAGTGCACGGACACGTGACGTTCAGCGGTCTCGATGAAGACATTCGGACCGCCCAGACCGATGCACACCTCTACGTCGCGGTAGCTGCGATCGTGGCCCGCGATCACATAGCGAATGTCGAGCGCGTCGGCGAGGTAATCCATACCACTCGCGGGCACCCAGTCGCCCATGATTTGCTCGCGGGTCGGCGGCTCCTCCTGATCCTCGGGCCAGTCGGTCGCGAGGCCGTCGTCGTCCGCCTCGAAACGGTCGGCGGTGGTGAGGGCGTCGTCAAGCTCGCGCGGCGTGGTGCCGAGCCGGTCGGCGAGGGCGTCGAAGTCCTCCGCCGTGTCGCCGTTCTCGCGGTTGATCCAGCCGAACGGCGCGTCACAGTCCACGTTCGCCCAAATGTCGCGGGCGATCCGGTCGGCGATCTCCTCCGCCTGGCTCGGCTCACGCTTCGGCTCGGGGGCGGTGTAGCCCTCGCGGGCGGCCTCGACGGCTTCGGCCAGCAGCGCGGCGACCTGCTCGCCGTTGCGGTTCCAGTGCGGCTGGATCGCGTGCGCGGCCAGCACGGCGGCGGCGATCTGTTCGGGGGTCTGCGGTTCGGTGTGCGTGCTCATGGTGTCCTCCTCGGGACGTGGGGCGGGGTGTGTGGGTGTGTGGGGGTGTGGGGGGGGGGGTGTGGGGGTGTGAATGCGAGCGGGTGGGGCGCGTTTTGCGCGCTAAACGGTGGCGCCGAAACGGTCGGCCCAATCGGGGTGCGGCGGGTGGGTGGCGTGGGTGCTGCGGGTGCGCCCGTGCTTGACGGCGTAGAACCGGGCGCGGTGCCAGGCGCGGGCGCGGCGGCGGGCGGCGAGGCGGGCCAGGGCGCGGGCGATCATGCTGCCACGTCCGCGGGGGCCTCGGCGTCCTCGGCGGGCGGCTGGCCGTAGGTGGCGTGCAGGGTGCGCAGGGCGTCGCGGCGTTCGGCGTCGGCGATCGGCTCGGGGACGTCCTCCAGGATGGCGGCCTCCTCGAGCGCTGCCATCCATTCACGCGCGGCGGTGAGGGTGCGGGCGTTGGCGTGTTTCGCGCCCTGGAGGGGCGTGGGCACGGGGACGGTGAGCCGCGCGGCGCGGTGGTACACCACGTAGCCGCCGCCGTCGCCCTTGCCGACGCCGTAGATGCCGGATGCCGACATGTGGGAGAGGGTGCGAACCTTGCCGCTCGGGTCGGTGAACGTGTCCGCTGCGGTGCGCGGGAGGTTGTTGCCGTGGCCGGTGAGCACGTCCGCGCGGGCGGCATCCCGGCAGGCCGTCACGAGGGCGGCGCGGGCGTCGCTGGGGGTGTGCGCGGCGACGTTGGCGGCGTGGGTGGCTGCCAGCTCGCGCCCGGTGCGGACGCGCACCACGTCGGCGGCGTCGAACGCGGCGCGGAGCCGGTCCGCCTCGGCGCGGAGCGTGTCGGCGTCGGGTGCGGGCGTCCCCCATGTGCGGGCGCTGGCCTGGCCGTTTGCCTCGCGCCATGCGTGGCGGGCGTCGTCTGCGGTGCGTTCGGCTGCGGTGTGGGCGTCGCGGGCGGCGAGCGTGGCGGCGTCTGCGACGGGCTGCCGACCGTAGGCGGCCATATTGTCGGCGTACAGGCGGGCGAACGCGTCGTCTGACATGCGCGGGACCGCCGGGGAGGTTGCGACCTTGTTACGGGCGGTGGCGCGCCGTTTGGCGACGGCGGGACCGCGTAGGGCGGCGTCGGTGTGGGTGAGCATCCATGCGGCGGCGCGTGCGTCCTGCGCGGCGCGGTGCGCTGCGCGGCGGGCGTCGATGACGGCGGCGGCGTCGGCGTGAGCCGCGAGGGCGTCACGGTAGGCGGGGAGGTCGACCACGCGCACACCGGCGGCGGCGGCGGCGTCGGCGTAGTTACGGGCGTCGGGGGCGTCGGGGTACGGGTGCGCGACGCTGGCGCGCTGGCGGAGCGTGGCCGGGTCGATGCTGGCGGCGGCGACGTTGGCGGCCGTGGGGGCGGCGTCGGTGGCGGTGGCTGCGGTGGCTGCGGTGGCGGTGTGCATGTCGTGATCCTTAGGTGAGGCCGGGTGTCGGCGGTGGATACGTGTACAGGGTACGGGGTGGGTGTAGGGAATGCAAGCGCGCGGCCTACGTTGGATTAGCGCGCTATTTACCTACAGGGGAGGGCGGAGCGTAGGCGGCGGAGCGTGGGTGCCTACATGTAGGGCGGAGAGTGTAGAAAAATACGGGGTGTAGGCCTACACCGCCCCGATTCTATGTAGGGGGCGATATATGGCCGTTTTCGGCGGTGTGTTTTCCGAATGCGTATTTAGTTGTCAATGATCGAGCCGAAGTTAGGCAGATCGGAGATGGCGGGTATGTGGGTGAGTGTATGTGTGTATATGTGTATATGTGGAGATACGGGGTATCGCTACGCGGAAACGCGGGGGGTGTGAATCCCGGGCGTGTCGGCACGGTGGAGGGCGTTCTACGGCGGACCGGTGTCGCCTCGCGACGCGCGCGCGTGCGCGTGATACACCATGTTTGCGCGTTTGCCTAATCGGCGCGGCGGGCGTGGCCGTGGCGGGTGGCGGGTTGGCCGTGTTTGAGGGCGCGGGCGTGGCGGCGGTCGAGTGTGGCGGCGCGGGCGGCGGGCTGGCGGGTGCGGTCACGGTGGAGGGTGGCGGGGGCGTGCATGGTGTCTCCGATTCTGTGTGAGGGGTTAGGCGGGGTTGGGGGCCATGATGACGCCGGTCGCAATACAGGCGGGGTCGGCGTGGAGGGTGTCTACGATGGCGGCCCATGCGCGGGCGTCGAGTGTGCCGCGTACGGCGTGATGGCGGCGGGCCATCGTGCGGCCGTCGGGGTAGACGGTGACCTCGGCGACGGGGCGGAGGGTGTCGCCGTGGCGGCGGGTGACGAGGTAGTCCCGCCATTGAACGGGCGCGCCCCATTGCTCGCCGCCCTCCACGTGCATTAGTTCGGCGGTGAGGTTCGGGGGGAGGTTGGGCAGCGTGGGGGCGGCGGACGCGGCGGTGTGCATGGCGGTGGGTTTCCGTTCGGTGTGGGGGTGTCAGAGGGCGGCGCGGACGGCGTGGGCGCGGTCGGCGCAGCGGTCGGATTCGGCGGCGGCCCGGTTGGCGCGCTGTAGGTGTGTTTCGGCGGCGTCGGTGTGGCCGTTTGCGAGGGCGTCGGCGTGGCGTCGCACGTGGATATCCCAGGCGCGCCCCTCAAGCCGGGCGAGGCCGTCGAGAGTGTCGGCGAATGAGGCGCGGCGGGCGGGGTGCACGTCTTCCACGCGTAGGGCGGTGAGGCCGGGGTGGGCGCGGGCGGTGTCTGCGGAGATGCCGACGCGCCCGGTCATGGGGGCGTACGGGGTGATGGGGGCGTGTGTGTGGGTGTCGGCGACGACGTAGGCGTAGTTCCCTACGTCGGCGAATGCGCGCGCGAGGGCGTCGAGAGTTTCGCGGTTGTCGGCGGGGCGGGTGAGGGTGTGCATGGCGGTTGTCTCCGAGGGTTTGCGGGCTAAATGGGGGCGGGGTGGCTTAGTTGCCGTCGTTGCCGACGTACAGGGCGCCGAGGGTGTCGCCGGTGCGGTCGATGCCGCGCGCGAGCTGAGAATCCAGGGAACGCTGGATACTGAGGGCGTAGGACTCACGAAACGCGCGCGTTTTGGTGGCGTGGAACGTGCAGCATGTCCCGCCGTCGATGTCGTGGTGCGCGTTGATCGGGTCGGCGATAGCGCGGGCGCGGTAGGCGTCAAAGTCGCCGCGCGCCTGGACCGTGGCGGGGTACTCAGGGCCAGCGGCGACGACGTAGGCCAGGCCGCGCGGTGTCCACGGGTTGGGGCGGTAGTCCGCTGCGGCGCGTTCGGCATCCTCGCGCGTGCCGGTGACACTCTCGGCATAGTAGTTGTCGGAGGATCGGACGACGTGCCACAGGGCACCGGCGGCGGTGTCCTCCACCGGCGCGGGCGCGGGCGCGGCGTCCTCGGCGGCGCACAGCCCGCTAAACGCGCATGCGGGGTGCTCGCATCCGGCGGGGATACCGGCGCGGCATCCGAGAGTGACGGGGCATTCCGGGTGCCCGCATGCGGGGGCGGTGTCCTCGGCGGGCGCGGGGGCGTCCTCGGCGGGGGCGTCCTCCACCGGGGCGGGCGCGGGCGCGGGCGCGTAATCGTCGGGGTGTGTGGCGGTGAGGCCGCACACGGGGCACGTGTCGCCCTCGGCGTAGCTGCGGGATACTGCCACGGTGAGGGGCGCGCCGGTGAACGGGTGCACGGTGCCGAATGCGACCACAGACATCGGGTCGGTGAGGGTGGCGACGATTAGGCCGGGGCCGTCCTCATCCGGGCGGGCCACCTCCGCATATCCCCACGCCGGGCGGCCGGTGTAGGCGTCGGTTGTGCCGTTCACGTGCCACGCGCCATGCGCGGCCAGCAACGCGGGGAGGTCGGCTGCGGGCACGTCATGCGCGTGCATCTCGCGATATGCCGGGCGCGTACGTGCCGGGGGCACCGGTGCGGGCGTGGCGGGCGTAGCGGGCGTGGCGGGCGCGTAGGCGGCATCCTCCCACGCGTCACCGCACCGGGGGCACCGGGCGTGCCCGCTGGCCGTGCGCACCTGCGCGCCATCCTCCAGCCACGTCGCGTGCCCGTGCGCTGCGCAGTAATCCGCGTGCCCTTGGGTGACTACCCGGTCAGTCCAATGGGCGTCGGCAGGCTGCGCTAGCGGGAAGTCTGCGGCGTACAGGGTGAGGTCGGCAGGCGCGGCGTCCTCGGCAGGCGCGGCGTCCTCGGCAGGCGCGGCGTCCTCGGCAGGCGCGGCGTCCTCGGCAGGCGCGGCGTCCTCGGCAGGCGCGGCGTCCTCCGCCACGCGCGGGCCACCCGTCGCGAGGTCGCGCATGTCGTCACCTGCGGCGTAGGGCGTACGCGTGCCGTCATCGTAGGTCACGTCGAACGTCCGGCGGCCATACTGCCCCACACCATGCGACACAATGGCGGCCACGGTCACCGTGTCGGCCAGGCCGGAATAGCTGCGCAGCACGTCCCCCGGCTGGAGGTCGGCAACGCGTACAGGCGTGTCCCCGGTAACGCGGTCGGTGCCGTAGTGCATGGTGTCCATTGGTTCATCCCCTTGGGTCGGTGTCGTGCTTGCCCGGATGGGCTACGCCTAGCCTAGTCCCGGCTGTATACGTGTCAAGGGTATTTCATACAGTCACGCGGGAAGATTCACCGAAGATTCACCCCACGCGGGCGGGGGCGGACGCCGCCGAAACCACTCGCATTCCCGCGAACGCCGCCGAAACGGCCGGCAGATCTGGCCGCCCCCGCGCAGATTTTTCTTCCCCATCCCCCACAGGTCAGCCGCGAACATATTTTGCGCGCTATCCGCCGGCGCCCCTCCCCCACTCCAGCCCATTCCGGCGCCCCTCGAGCGCGTTACGCCCTCCCCCGCCCCCTAAACTCGCCGCAAGCCCCCAGCGAGACGCGCGCGACTCCTCCTCTCCGCCGCTCCGCTGGGGGCCTTCTCGCGCCCCGGTCGAGCCCATGCAGCCCCCACACCACCGCCGCGCCGGCTCCGCACAGCCCCCACGCCACCCCCGCATCACGCCGAATCTCCGCCGATCCCCCACCCCGCCGGCACAATCCGCCCGAGATTCCCCGATATTCATCCCCCACGAAGCGTTTTAGCGCGCAAAACCGCGCTAGGTTTAGACGTATCAGCCGCTACCACGGTTGACCGGCCGAAGAACCTTCCCCCAGAGCCACAAGCTCGCCCCGGAAGTCACCACACAGGCCACCTCGCAGGCGCGCCAACGCCCGCAGGCATCGTCGGGATGACGAAGCCGGCTCACGACAGGGTCGCCACCCACACGGGCACGTCAAGCCCACGCCAGCAGGGCCGCCGAACGGTCCATAGCCCCGCCCAGTAGGCGGCCCTGCACCCCGCACCCCGCACCCCGCACTCATCCCGCCCTCCCACGAGAGGACCACCATGACGATCCCCACCATCACCCCCGCATCCCCGCACGAGCTGGACCCGCCGCTGGGCACCTTCCCCGCCCCGACCGTCCCGCTCCGCCGCGACATCCCCGCCGGCGCGCTCATCGTCGAGACCCCCGAGAACCCGCAGATCGGCGACACCGTCCGCGTCCTCGGTGTCGGCGCCCCCGCCCAGCCCGCCCCGGCCGAACCCGCCGCCCCGCAGGCACCGAGCGCCGTGCGTACCGAACCGGCTGCGCCGGTGGAGACGGCAGCCCCCGCCGAGACGAAGCACCGCGCCCGCACCGGCGCCGGAGCCCGCTTCAACCCCGACCACGTCGGGATCTACATGGCCGTCAACTGGGGCGTCGTGATCGTCACCGTCGCCGCCGTCCTCGTGTCCTGGCAGGGCCTCACCGCGGTCGCCGCGTGGATGCTGATACCGCCGGTGTTCGCGTGGATCGTCCCCGTGATGCTGGACGTCACCATCGTCGTGTTCACCATCGGCGTCCTCCCCCGCAAAGCCCGCGGCGAATCGACCTGGCTCCTGGCCCTCGGCGCCTACCTGCTCACCGCGATCAGCGCCGCCGCAAACTTCGCCCACGTCGTGCTCGAATCCCCCGCCGGCACCCCCGAGCTGCAGAGATACGCCGGTGCCAGCCTCGCGGCCCTCGCGCCCATGCTGATCCTCCTCACCACCGAGGTTCTCGGCCTGCTCATCACCAAGCCCAACAAGCAGCAGAAGGCCCACGCCGCGCGCCTGCAGGCCGCCCGCGAACGCGCCGAGCTCGCCGCCGTCACCGAGACCCCCAAGCCCCGCACCCCGCGCAAGCCCGCCCGCAAGACCGCCCCGAAGAATGGAGCCCAGAAGTGACCGACACCACCACGCCCGGCAACGCCCGCATCATCATCGACGGCAGCACCATCCCGGAGTCGTTCGACTCGTCCGACCCGACCAGCGTGCTCCGCGCCCTCCGGGACGACGCCGTCCGCCAGCTCAAAGGCACGCGCCGCGAGCTCGAGCTCGCCGAGAACCGCGCCATCACCCTCCGCGCCACCGCCACCTCGCTCGAGGAGACCGTCGACCGGTACAACGCCGCCCTCGCCTTCCTCCTCGGCACGGCCGTCACGATCGTCGGCGACGCGAGCGAGGCGGCCGCAGCATGAGCGCCACCGACACCGTCAGCAGCGCCCCCGCCTTCATCAGAAGGCCCGACCTGGAGCAGGCGGCCGTGGTGGAGACCCTGCCCGCCCGCCTGCTCCTGCAGATCCGCGAAGGCTCCCTCAACCTCGTCGCCGAAGGCACCGTCCGCTCCTACGAGCGCGCGGCCGCCGACCCGACTCAGCCCGGCGTCGCCGCCGACGCCAGGATCAGCCACGCCATCCCCGCCCGCGACATCATCGACCTCCTCGGCCACGCCCTCGCCGACAAGGTCGCCGACTGGCGCCTCACCGCGGACGCCACCGAGACCGCCCGCATCGAGCAGTACCTCGCCGAGCTCCGCGACGTGATCTTCCGAGCCGGGCGGGCCGCCGCGTGAACCGCAACGGGAAGACGGCCGGCTACACCGTCATCAGCAAGCCCGGCCACCGCTGCAACCTCCCCGACGTCGCGGCCCACGCGCCCGGCACCGTGGTCCGCTGCGACGGGACCATCCTGCGGGGTGGTCAGGAGCGGTCGTGCGGCCAGCAGTGGAGGCTTTTCGAGCGCTTCCACCTCTTCCGCGCCCCCTCCCGAGTCTGGCAGGAGGAGGACTTCTCATGGTGACCCGCTTCGCCCGCCACGCAGCCGTCGCGGCCGTCATCATCGTCGCGTACATCGCCTACCTGCTCCTCACGAGCGCCGCCCTCGCGGTCGTCGCGGCCGCCGCCCTCGCCATGGCGTGCGCGTTCGCCGGCGGCTACCTCGCCGGGTGGGTCTGCGGCCTCATCAGCCGCTTCATCAAGCGCCACCGCCGCCCCCGCCACCGCGAAGGCTTCGCCCAATGACCGCCCGAAACCCGTTCCGCATCATCCGCAAGGCCGTCCGCGCCGTCGCACTCACCCTGTTCGCACTCTTCGTGGTCGCGTTCTTCGGCCTGCTCGGCTCGATCATGCTGGAGCGCTACACGTTCGGCGAGATCCTCCTCGGCGCCGCCGGCCTCGTCGGATTCTTCACCGTCGTCGGCCTGCTCCTCAGCTTCGGCAGCGCGATCAAAGACGCATGGCTGCGCGCCGAGCGCCGCCACGACACTCGCCGCCGCAAACTCCTCGCCGCCCGCCGGCAACTCACCTCCGACGCGGCCCGATTCCGCGCCACCCTCGACGAAATGAAGCACACCCCGTGACCACCACCCCCACCGCCGAGCTCGACAGCACCGCGGCCGCCGCCCTCATCACCACCGACATCCTCGCCATCCTCGAGGCCTGCACCGCCGAAGGCTTCGCGATCGAAGACGTCAGCTACGAGGCGGACTCCGAGACCGGCACCCTCCACGCGAGGATCCACAGCGCCGACGGCGCGCCCCGCTTCGCGGTCGTGCTGGGCATCGTCGCCCTGCCCGACCCCTCCTGATGGGCGAGGAATGGCGACCGGTCGTCGGCCACGAGGGGGACTACGAGGTCAGCAGTCATGGCCGCGTGCGCTCTCTCAAGCGCTCCGAGTCCGTCATTCTTCGCCGACTCCGCCGACCGAATGGCTACCTCGCTGTCAGCCTCTACCGGAACGGAAGGGCGCGGCGCATCGGTGTTCACCGCATCGTCGCCGAAGCATTCATCCCGAACCCGGACGACCTCCCCTTCGTCCGCCACAAGAACGACGTGAAGTACGAGAACCACGCCTCGAATCTCGCATGGGGAACCGGTGGAGATAACGCGATCGACCGCGAGCTCAACACCCCCAAGGTTCCCCGAACCCACTGCAAGCGCAATCACCCGCTCATCGAAGGCAACACCTACATCGACCGCGGAACGATCGTGTGCGCAACCTGCAAGAAAGCCCAAGTCGCGGCATCCGCCGCACGAAAGAAGGAGAACCGCATTGTCGACCACCGCCCGTAAGTTGCGCAAGAAGCTCCACCGCCTCGCCGGCTACTCCGCCGAGACCCGCTTCCAGAAGAAGCCGAAGGTCGCCACCCCCGTCGCCCTCCGCTCCTTCGTCACCGCGCCCGTCTTCCGCAACGCCGGAGACGCGCTCCCCACCGAGTCGCTGCGCGCCCTCGTGCCCGGCCTCGGCACCTCCCGCGCCTCGAAGCGGATCGTCCACTTCATCAACAACGGAGGCCGCAAGGGATGAGCAGCCAGTACGAGCAGAACGTCGTCATCCCGCGAGAGCTCGAGGCGACCCGTCCCGCGATCCTCGCGGCCATCACCGCCGGGATCGTCGAGCTGGGCGACCGTATCGTCGCCGACGGCCGCCGCGCCATCTGGGACAAGGTCGCCATCGTCACCGACGAGGAAGAGATCGCCGAGGGCGGCTACGGAGAGATCCACCAGGTCGTCTTTCAGCGGTCGTTCCGCATCTCGGTGCAGACCGTCTCCCCCGACGAGGTGGCCGAATGAACGCGCGCAAGACTGGCCCCAGCGCCGACACCCTCGGTCTCATCGCCGCCATCGCGCTCTTCGTGGTGATCGCCGCGATCGCCTTCGGCATCCGCTTCTGGATCACCGGCGGCGACTTCGGCTGCGTCTTCGCGAACGACCCCGCCCTGTGCGTGGCCGTGAAGTCGGGAGTCAGCGGATGAGCACCCCAGCAACGGGCGGCTTCACCGGCCCGCGGCTGACATCGCTCGCATCCGCACGGGGCGCCGCCCACCTCGGCGAGGTCGTCATCACCGCCGACTTCATCCGCGGCATGCGCGCATTCAAGACCGCGATCCAGGAGCTCGGCCACGGCGCCTACGACCTGGGCAGCGTCGAAGACCACACTCTGGCCGGCGAAGTCCGCCGCCAGCTCAACGACCAGACCGGACGGAAAGAGAGCCCCACCGCATGAGCAGCCCCATCCCCACCGAGACCCCCGACCCCCTCATCCCCGAGCCGACCCCCGAGGATCTCGCCGACCTGGACGCGCTGCCCGAAGCGCGCATGGCGCGCCTCTCGCTCCTGATCGACGACAAGCGCTACGGCGTCGCCGTGGCGTTGCCCGACGGCTTCCCGATCAAGTTCGAGGACGAAGAGGCGCAGATCGAGCTCTACGCGCTGCAGCTCGCGTCGATCGCGTTCGAGACGTTCAAAAAGCACTTCGCCGACGACGTGACGCCCGGCCCGGACGTCATGCGCCCGGAAGCGCCCGAGAGTGAGGTGCAGCCGTGATCAGGAGCGAGCACAGCCTCACCGAGCGTCTCGGCGCGCCCGCCCCCGCCCCCACCGCGGAGGACGCCCAAGCGGTCCGCACCGCGATCATCACCCAGTTCCCGAAAGGCCGCGACGCGCACGTGCGCGCCGAGCTGGAGTCGATGATCCTCGGCGAGGTCACCGAGCCGGCGTCCGCACCGATCCCGCTGCACCGCGCAGCGCAGCTCCCCCAGGCGCAGGCCGCAGCATGAGCGCGCGCACCGCCTCCGAGCTGTTCGTCTTCGACACCGAGACCACCGGCGTCGACGCGACCACCGACCGGATCGTCACGGCGTACGCCGCGGTGATCGGCCCGGACGGTCACGTGCGCCGCGAGGTCAACCTCGTGGTCGACCCCGGCGTGGAGATCCCCGCCGGCGCGGCGGCGGTGCACGGCTACACCAACGAGCGGGCGCGGGCGGAGGCCAACGCCTCCCCCGCGTCCGCGGTCGCCCTCCTGATCAACCTGATCACCACGGAATGCGCGATCGGCGGCCGCCCCCTCGTCGTCCACAACGCCTCATACGACCTCACCCTCCTCGAGGCCGAGCGGCGCCGCCACGCGCCCGCTGTGCCGCCGCTGCGCTTCGCGCCGCCCACGCACCCGATTAGCGCGCAAAATCAGGCCGTGCGGGTGATCGACACGCTCGTCCTCGACAAGAAGATCGACCCCTACCGTCGCGGCAAGCGCACGCTCACCGTGATGGCCGAGCACTACAGCGTCCCGCTGTCTGCGGAGGACGCGCACAACGCGAGCTCCGACGCGGTCGCCGCCGGCCGCATCGCGCAGCGCCTGCTCCGCCACAAGGCGGTCGCCGCCCTCTCGCTCGACACGCTCCACGCCCGACAGGTGGGCTGGCGCGAACGTCAATGCGAATCCCTCCAGGCCTACTTCCGAAAGACCGACCCCACCGCAGTCGTCCGCCCGGAATGGCCCCTCCTGCCCCTCTGACCCGCCCGACCAACCACGAAGGAAGCATCATGGCACTCACCACCGCCGAGGCGATCGACGCCCTCATCCTCAGCCTGCCCATCAAGGACGAGCGCGACATCTGGCGCATCGAGATCGTCGGCACCGGCGTCGTCCGCCTGTACACCGTCGACCGCGCCGTCACCTCGCTCCCCGGCCGCGAGCTCGCCCGCCACGACTTCGACGCCTGGGGCCACCCCACCGGCAACGCCGTCCTCCCCGACGACCCGGCCGCCAATCGCGTCATCGTCGGCTTCGACCCGGCTGCCGAGGAGTCCGAAGAGACGGCGACCGAGGCGCCCAGCGCGCCGCAGGGCACCCTCGCGGTCGGCGTCATCGCCGCCACGGGAGCCGCCCAGGCTGTCGCCGGCGCGATCAACGCGGCGGCCGACGCCGAGAAGGCCGCGGCCGCGGACGCCGTGCGCAACCAGGACGTGACCGCGTGAGCGCGCTCGTCACGGCGACCGGCACGCACCCGGGCAACGCCCCCACCCTCCTGATCACCGGGGGCCGCGGCAACACGGACGACGCAGGCAGGCAGATCCACCTCGCCTTCCGCGACAGCGGAGCCGACAGCGAGAAGGTCATGCAGGCCTGGTTCAACGTCGACGCGATCCTCGACGCCATCACCGACGCCACCCCCACCACCCCGACCCCTGGAGCATCCGCATGAGCGCGCCCGCCGACACCATCATCAAGTTCAAGCTCGTCGTGGAGAAGCGCGCCGCCGTCGTGCGAGACGGGGACAAGCTCTCAACCAACATCGAGCGGTTCAACAAACTCCCTGATGAGCCGACGTATTTCGTGGAGCAGACGGGGTCGTACAAGGAGATCTCGGAGGCGGCGGTGAAGCTGAACGAGGCGCAGATCCGCTCCGGCTACCTCGACTACCTCTACTCCCCCGACCTCGCGGACGCGGAGCCGGCCAAGCCCACGCCGCCGCGCGCGGCCAAGACGGCGGAGTAGCCCGCAAACGCGAAGGGAGGGCAGCCCCCAGGCGCCCTCCCTTCGTCGTTCCACGCTCAGGCTGTTGCGGGTGTGAGCGCCTCCCCGAGCTCACACTGTGCAGCGCGTGCACAGCGGCTAGCCGACTCGATCGCCGGTGCGGCGGTCGTCATCTTGGCGAGAGCTGCCATCCCCAGAACGCCCAGCTCGCGCTCGAGCATCCGCTCGAACATCCCGCGGTCGAACTCGTAGGTGAACCCCCGACCGACCAGATAGACGACATCCCCTTGGGCATCCAGGGTGATTTCCCTGCCGCCGTCTAGCTCTTTCACACGCGATCCCACGTCCGCGCCCCTCCTTGTTCCCAGAGCGAGTGCATCCCGCCGCATGGAAGCATATGTGAGCGACGGCGACCTTTGGAACGCGCTAATCGACAGGACGGTGGACGCCAGATGAACAACAAGGTCCATAGATTTGCGCGCTAAGATGCCGCAATCACGCATACGTCTCACAGACGCTTCCTCAAGGTTCTGTCAAGGGGCAGCGTGGCTTCTTGCGGCACTATGCCGCAGGGTCCATCATGGACACGCCTCGAAAGGAGCGCACCGTGTCTACTGCACAGATCAATCCAACACTCATGCCTTCGTCGTACCAGACCAAAGAGCAGTTCTTCGCGACCCGCTACAAGCAGGGGCAGCGGACCGTCTACGGGTTGAACCTCACCCCGGACCAGCTCACCTCCCTCGTCGCGCGCCCCGACCCGAGCGTCGGCACGCCGGGCAACCGCCGCATCCGCCCCTCGCACGCGCAGGGTTTTGCTCGCTACTTCATCGAGAATGACAACTGGGTGGCACCCGGGATCATCCTGCGCGCTCCGGCCATCTTCGAGTTCGCGACCGATGGGATGCCCGCACTCCCCGACATTGAGTTCGGCCTCATGGGCTACTCGAAGCGCCACCAGGGCGACATCCACATCCTCGACGGCCAGCACCGAATCCTCGGCTTCTTCCTCGCCCTCGACGTCCTCAACGACGACATCGACAAGGCCCGCTCCAAGCGCGCCGCCGCCAAGCGCACCGGACTGGATGCGAAGGGCGTGGCGATGTTCGACAAGGAGATCCGCGAGCTGGAAGCCGCGCGCGACCGGTTCTACACAAACCGGCTCGCCGTCGAGGTGCACGTCACCAAGAGCACCACCGAGGCCCGCCAGCTCTTCTTCGACATCGCCGACAACGCGCTGGGCATCACCGCCTCCACCAAGGCACGCTTCGACTCGACCAAGGCCGTCAACCGCGCCCTCGCGATCGTGCTCGAGGCCGACAACGCTCTCCTCAAGAACCACGTGGAGATGGACCAGGACCGCGTCCAGCGCAACAGCCCGTACCTCCTCTCGGCCCGCCAGGTCGTGGAGATCGTGCGCGTGCTCACTGTCGGCTTCGACGGGCGCATCAGCCGCTACCAGAACGCGACGCTGAACGAGGAGCAGGTGGCGCGCGAGGCGCTCGAGTTCTTCTCGATGCTCACCGAGCAGCTCCCTCCGCTGAACGCGTACGCGCACAGCCAGATCACCGCGGCGACCCTGCGCGACACGATGCTCCTGGGCAACCCGCTCTTCCTGCGCGTGCTCGCCGGCGTGCAGTACGAGCTCGTCACGCACCACGCGTGGACGAAGCCGAAGGTCGCGGAGTTCATCGGGAAGCTCGCCAAGCACACCGTCAACCGCGCGCACGAGAACTCGATCTGGCGTCTCCACGCCCCCGAAACCGCGTTCAACCCGAACGCCGCCGGCCCCAACGGTCGACGGGCCGACTCGAACGCCCTCGTGAAGGCGATCTCCGAGTGGGCGATCGACGGCGCGCCGTTCGTGGACGCCGACGCGCTGCCGGCGCCGGTGGAGCCGGAGCCCGAGGTCGACCCGGACGAGGGCATCGACTTCGCGCCCGACCACTCGACCCGGGCCCTGGACCGGGAGGAGCGGGAGGCGATCGAGGAGATCTCGAAGGCCTCCAAGGCTCGAGCGAAAGCGGTCGCCACGAAGTAGCACCCGGAAGCCCCGCCCCGCCGCAAGGTGGAGGCGGGGTTTCTCGTGCGTAGACTGCGCGGCCATGACCGCCCGCCAGCTCGAACCGAAGGTGAACCGAGGTAAGACCCTCGACGACACCCTGATCGAGCTGTCCACCGCCGGCCTCAGCCGCGCGGAGATCTCCCGGCGCATCGGCGGCGTCCTCACGCCCGAGCGCGTCGACGAGCGGCTCAACGCCCTCCTCGAGGCTCCCGACTGGCTCAGCGACGCCAAGCAAGAGCGTGCCCTCCTGCAGCTCGTGCGCCTGAACCTCATGGACCTGCGCGCCGACCTGGACGGGTACAAGGAAAGCGTTCTCCGCGGGACGGACGAGCTCTCCGGGCCGCGCCGCGACGCGTACAACGACAACCTCAAGCTGCAGCTCGCCTACATCGACCGCATCTTCACGCGGTACGACAAGCGCGCCCGCGCCACCGACGAAGACCTGAACACGTGGTCTGTAAATGTGGGCCGGGAGCTGGGCTCCATCGTCGACGAGGCCCTCGCGTACATGAAGGGCGCCCTGCGCGGCGAGATCGCCGCCACCGAGTGGGACCAGCTCAAGATCGAGGCGATGCAGCACGCCTGGAGCCGGATCGAGGAGAAGCAGGTAGAGCGTGCTGCTTGACGGCGTCGCGTTCGACTCCGCGATCCAGGAGCTCACCGAACGCTCCAAGAAGTCGCTCTACCGGACCGACTTCGCAGCCTGGCTCTCCGACGTCATGCACGAGCGCATGTACGCGAAGATGGCCGAGATCAGCCACGACGTGCTCTTCGGGAAGAACCCGCGCACCCTGATCAAATCCGCCAACGGTACGGGCAAGACCCACGGCGCCGCGCGGTGGGTGCTGTACTGGATCACCGTCTACCCCGCCGACGAGTCCCTCGCCATCTGCACCGCGCCCACCCTCGCGCAGGTCCGCATGGGCATCTTCGCGTACCTCAAAGAGGCCTACGGCTACCAGAAAACGCTTGCCCAGTCACAGGGCCGCGCCATGCCCTGGCCCGGCTGGATCAGCGAGCAGGACGCCTGGCAGTACCACACGCCCGGCGGTAACCGGGTGCTCGCCGTCGCGCGTGTCCCCGGTGCCTCAGACGCGGTCTCGCAGTTCCAGGGTCTCCGCAAGACCGGTGGTCGCAACTTCATCATGCTCGACGAAGCCGGCGGCGTGAAGGAACCGATCTACCGCGCCATCGACAAGCTCATGACCTCGGATGACTCCCGCATGGCCGGCATCGGGAACCCCGACAACCTCGGCACCCCGTTCCACGAGCGCTTCATCGACGAACGCTTCGCCCGCGAGTACCAGCTCCACACCATCACCGCCTACGAGACCCCCAACCTCACCGGCGAAGTCGTCTACCCCGACAACCCGGAGAAGGAACGCCTCCTGCGCTCCGGTCTCACCTCCGCCCGCTTCGTCTTCGAGATGGAGCGCATGCTCAAGACCGGCGGCGAGATCGTCTACGACCCGAAGTTCGACGCCGAGCGCAACCTCACCGGCACCCCCAATGGCGCGTTCAAGTCGATGGTCGACGGCGAGTTCCCCGCCGAGGGCGACAACACGTTCTTCTCCGGCACCCACATCGGCAACGCCCGCGCCCGCGAGATCGACCCCACCGGCAGCCGCGTCATCATCGGCTTCGACCCGGCCGCCATGGGTGGCGACGAGTCGGTGGTCATGGTGAACCGCGGCGGCCACTGCCGCATCTTCGGCGAGACGATCAGCTACGACGAGGGAGGGCAGACGCGCCAGACCACCGGCCTCTGGTCCCACGAGGATGAGGTCACCGCGGCGCGCCGCATCCACGCGATCGCCACCCACCTCGGCGCCCACGAGGTTCGCATCGACGCCGGCGGTCTCGGCTCCGGCATCGCCGCGCAGCTCATGCGCCTGCCCGAGTTCCGGGAGAAGTGCTACGAGCTGATCAAGGTCGACGGCTCCCGCCCCTCGCAGAACAAGCGCCGCTGGGCGAACACCCGCGCCGAGAACCACGACCAGCTCCGTGATCTCCTGCGCGGCGAGAGCCTCGACCTCGACCCTGACGACAAGGCCCTGCGCTCCCAGCTCCAGGCCGTGACGTTCGACTACGACAAGTACCGGGCCATCGCGATCACTCCGAAGAAGGAGATGCGGACGGAGATGAACGGCTCCCCCGACCGCCTCGACGCCCTCATCCTCGCCACGATCAACACCAAGCCGCTCACCGAGAACGAGCTCCGCGGCCTCGAGGGCGGCGAGACACTCCTGCAGGATCCCCGCGACCTCCTCGACGAGCTCTTCGATCCGGAGTCCGAGTGGTATCCGATGTGACGCCGATCGAGCATCATTTGCGCGCTAATCGCACCTAGACTCCCCGGCTATGTCGTCCGAACTTCGCGCTTTCGCTGAGGATCTCGCAGAATCCCTCACCGAGGCCCATGCCGCCGGGAACGAGGCGGGCGTCGAACTGCTCACCGAGCACTTCGATCGCATCATGGGCATGCTCAAGCGCGAAGACCGCGGCTGGAACACGCTCTTCGGCGGCGATGAAGACTCCGAGTTCGGCCTCACCCTCTCCGACCTCAAGCAGTGGGCCGCGAAGATCGAGGAGGCCATCCCTGGCGCGCCCTGGATGGGCCGCGGCTTCCGCCTGCGCCGCGACTTCATCTGGAAGGGCGGCATCCAGTACGGGAACCTCCCCGAGGGCGGCACGCAGGGCCTCGCCAACATCAAGAAGAAGACCCTCACCGACCAGAACCAGCGCGAGTTTTTCGCGCCGTCCGCCCGACACCGCCGCGAGCGACGCCTGTTCTCCAGCTCGATCGCCCTGTGGATCGGCAACGACAAGACCAAGCAGCTCGAGTCCCTCCCCCTCCGACAGGTCACCGGCCAGCTCACCGACCCGAACGGGCTCGGGCAGATCTGGGCGTACCTCCGCGAATGGACCAAGGTCGACCTCGCCTCGGGCCGCACCACCCACATGAAGAAGTGGTACTTCGTCGAAGAGTTCAAGGACAAGCGCGTCCTGAACATCAAGGATCCCGCCGGTCAGCGCATCCCCGTCGACCAGGACCACGTCATCTTCGACCAGCACGCCAACCGTGCCGACGGCTTCGCGTACGGCTCCCCCGACGCCCTGGCCGCGTTCATCTGGAACGGCATCGTCCGCGACGCCTACATGGACGGCCTCTCCGTCACCGGCGCGCTCGCGCGCTTCGCCTACAAGGCGACCGCGAAGAACAAGAAGGCCGCCGACAACGCGGCCATGGAGTACGCCAACGCCGAGACCGCCGGCGGCATGGCGATCGTCGGCGGCGCCAACGACCTCACGCCGCTGTCGTCCGCGGGCAAGGGCTACGACTTCTCCACCCTCCGCGCAGTGCTCGCCGTCATGGCGACCTCGCTCGACGTGACCGCCATCGCCCTCTCCGCCGACTCCTCCGACGAGGGCGGCTCCGCGTCCGCGGCGACTCTCGACCTCCCGACCCGCCTGGCGATGACCACCCGCCGCGACGAGCACGTCGAGCTCGACATCCGCGTCCTCAAGTGGCTCGGCATGAAGGAACAGCCCGACGTCCAGTTCCTCCCCTACGACGCCAGCGACGAGACCTACCGCGTCATCCAGGGCTTCATGCTCGGCTACCAGAACAACCTCTACACCGAGCAGGAGGCGCGCGACTTCGTCGACAACCTGCTGGGCCTACCCCACGGCACCCCGCCCTCCGGCGCCAAGCGGCCGTTCGGCGACCTCTCCGGCGGCGGCAAAGCGGCCCTCCCGCAGACCGCCAGCCCCAACCAGGGCAAGAGCAACGGCACCGGCGGACAGCAGGGCGGGAACGCCTCCAACGACATCCAGGACGACAGCGCCGGGAAGTAATCGACGGGAAGCGTTTTGCCCCGAAACGTGACCCTAGACTCCCCGCCCATGAGCCAGGAACACGCCGACGAGCAGGACAACCTCGTCGTCCACGAATCCGGCTACCGCCAGGGCACCCGCGCCGTCGTCCCCGAGAGCGACGGCCAGAAGTTCAAGGTGCGCGTCATGGGCTGGGAGCCGGGCGCGACCGTCGTGGAAGGCTCCAGCGCCGACTACCCGATCGACCGCATCAAGCGCGACTTCGGCGCCTCGTTCCCCAAGGGCACGCGCATGCGCGCCAACCACGACTCGATGTGCGAGGCCGGCGGCGACATCCGCCGCATCTGGGCCAAGACCACCTCCGAGCTGTGGGAAGAAGAAGACGGCATGTACGCCGAGGCGATCGCCGCCGAAGGCGAGCCCTCCGACTTCATCCGCCAGTTCGGCGACGTGATCGGCACCTCGGTCACCGTCTCCGTCGAGCTGCAGAAGCAGGTACTCCTCGACGAGGACGGCAAGCCCGAGCTGAACGCGGATGGCGACCCGATCTACGTGCCCGCCAAGAGCGAGCGCGGAGCGTGGATCGTCGAGCGGTTCCTGCCCCTCACCGAGGCGCCCTACAACTCGATCGACTTCGTGGAGGTGCCCGGCGCCGACGGCGCGGTGGTCACCCTCGCCCTCGAGAGCGCGCGCCGCATCGTCGAAGGCACGACCATCCGCGAAGCCGCCACCTTCGCCATCGACCTCGCCGGCAAGCGCGAGAAAACTTCCCTCGGCGTCGCTGAGGGTGCACAGCCTGGCTCCACCCCGGCGCCCGGATCCACCACAGAGAAGGAATCTCGCATGGAACAGAAGGACATCGAGGCCCTCGCCGAGGCCCTCACCGCCCCCTTCAAGCCGCTGCTCTCCTTCGTCGCGGAGCACAAGGCAGCGGCCGACGCCGCAGCCGCCGGGGCCGCCCCGGGTGAGACCGCAACGGAGAGCGCGATCGAGAAGGCCATCACGGCTCTCGAGGCGATCGACGCCGCGAAGCTCGTGAGCAAGACCGCCAAGGAGTCGCTGATCGCGGACGTCAAGGCCGGCAAGGACATCACGGAGGCGCTCGCGCACGCCGTGGCAGTCCAGGCCGAGTCGATCGCCGAGAGCGCCGCCCAGGGCCCCGAGTACACCCTCGCCGAGGGTCGCTCCCACTCGTTCGCCATCGCCGGCCTCCAGGGCTGAAAGGACTGACTCATGGCAAAGGCAACTCAGCAGGTCTTCTCGTTCAGTGACGACAAGACCGAGACCTGGATCCTCGACGCGGCAACGCCGAAGGACACCATCGTCGCCCAGTCGGGCCGCGTGGGTGTCACCATCACCGACACGCTCGGTGTCAACAAGCCCGCCCACGTCGTCGGCCAGTTCTCGATCTCGGGCTACAACCGCCCGGGCGTCTCGCTCGAAGACGTCGACAACGTCCCCAACGGCAAGTTCGCCGTGCAGGTCGCCGTCGACGGCGTCTACGAGTTCGCGGGCGTGAAGGTCACCATCGCGGGCGGCGTCGACGCCCCGACCACGACCGCCAACCACACCCCCGTCTACGTCACGTCCGACGGTTCGCTCACCCTCGAGTCGGCCAGCAACACCAAGGTCGGCCGCGTCGTCTACCCGCCCACGTACACCAAGGCAGCAGGCAAGCTGCCCATCGCGATCGGACTCTGATCATGGCTGACATCAGCACCCTCCTCGAGAAGTACAAGAACGCCTTCGACCTCGACGGGAAGCTCCGGGTTGCCCCCGGCGTGACCGAGAAGAAGGTCAAGCGCGTCCAGGGCCTCTACGAGGCCGCCCTCGCCGGTGACCGCATCGCCGAGGCGACGCTGTCGGAGCTGTTCGCCAGCTCGGACGCGCCGTTCGCGATGTCCCACCTCATCAACCTGCAGACGATCCCCCAGCTCCCGGAGGAGGAAGAGAAGACGATCGGTGGCCTCGTCGCCGAGCGCAAGGTGCGGGACTTCAACCCCGTCACCCTCTTCTCGCTCATCTCGGGCAAGGGCGTCGAAGGCGTGGGCGTCGACGACCAGGGCGCCGCGGCGATCGTCCCCGAAGGCGGCCGCTACCCGCTCGTGTCGGTGAAGTCGGACCTCGAGAGCTTCTACCAGAAGCTCAGCAAGCGTGGTTTCCGCTTCGACTACACCTGGGAGTCGCGCGTCAACGACACCGTCGGGTTCTTCGAGGCGCTGCCCGACGAGCTCCTGCGGACCACGGTCGACACGCAGTACGCGGAGATCTTCGACGCCCTCGACATGGCGAAGACGGCCCTCGGCGCGTTCACGCTCCCCGACGGCACGGTCGTCCCCTCCAACGCTCTGCCCTCGCCGGAGGCGATCATCGCCGCCGACATGCAGATCGGCCTCCGCCAGATCAACGGCCGCAAGATCGGTGAGATCAGCCGCTACAACGTCTTCGTGCCCATCGGTGGCAAGAAGCCGCTGGAGTGGAAGATCGAGCGGTACTTCGCGACCATCGACATCACCAACCCGTCGACCGGCGTTCGCATCACGCCCCCGCCGATGCGCTCGCTGTTCCCGAACATCACGATCGTCGAGACGGAGCGCCTCACCGGCACCTCCTGGAAGATGGTTCCGGCCCCCGGCACGACCAAGGGCCGCCCGGTGTGGGAGATCCTCAAGCTCCGCGGCTACGAGCTCCCCGAGCTGCGCGTGCGCAGCGACGCGGGCTTCCACCTCGGCGGCGGCAAGGTCGACCAGTTCGAGGGCGGCTTCGAGAACGACTCGCTGTCGTTCCGCTACCGCTACGTCGTGGGTGGCGTGCTGTGGGACGAGAAGTGGGTCGGCGTCTCCAACGGCACCGGCGGAAACCCCGTCGCGCCGTAAGCGTGACCTGACGGCAGGGCCCCGGTCTTCGGATCGGGGCCTTCGCCGTTCCCAGCGTTTTAGCGCGCAAAACACCCCCTAGACTCCCCGCTCATGAACCCTGGCGTCTACCCGATCTCCGCGGATTCGCCTGTCGGCCGCGTCCGCATCCACGTCGGCGACACCGAGAGCCAGGGCGAGCTCCTCCCGCCCGTCCCCGGGCAGGTCAACTACGCCGTCTGGAGCGATGCCGCGCTCGAGGCGTACCTCACCACCGCCGGCGGCAACGAGCTCCGCGCGGCCGCGCACGCGGTCAACACCCTCGCGATCGCCTACGCGCAGCAGGGCCGCGTCGGCGTCCGCGCAGACGACCTCCAGCTCACCATGCCCGACCGCGGCGCGCCCCTCGCGGAGATCGCGGAGCGCCTTTACCGGTCGGCTGACGCCGCGGATGCCGCGGCCGCCGACGACGTCTTCACCTTCGCCCCCGCACCCAAGAGGCGGTACACCTGTGTCTAACCCGCCCGGAACCCTCCGGTACGGTCGCGTCTACGGCCGCTTCGTCTCCTTCATCGCCGACGGCCCCGACGAGGGCGACGAGCCCGACGAGGTGCCCCTCAACGGCGCCGTCACCCTGACGCCGTCGATCACCGACCTCCGGTGGCCGAGCGCCGACCCGCCGCGCATGGCCGTGATCAAGCAGGCCATCTGCCCGATCATCAACGGCGACATCTACCCGCCGGGGACCACCAAGGAGCAGGCTGGCACCATCCCGCAGGGCGTCTGGATCGTCGCGACCGATCAGCCCGACGGCGAGCCCGACAAGGTGCAGTGGACGGCCTCGTTCCAGCTCCAGGATGTCGCCGTCCAGCCCGCCACGACCCTCTTCGACGTCCCACACCTGGGCGCCGCGAACCTCGCTCTCCTCGTGCCGGCGCAGCCCCACCCGGGCGTCATCAAGGTCGTCTCCAGCGAGGACCGCATGGCCGCCGAGGCCGCGGTCGTCGCGGCGGGTGAGCTGCTCGACGACATGCGCGAGACCCTCACCGCAGCGCCCGCCACCGCCAAGATCGTCGGCGACAACCTCGTCCTCACCACCGTCGGCGGCGTGGATGCCGTTGCCGGCAACGTGCGCGGCCAGAAGGGCGACAAGGGCGACATCGGCGACCTCTCCCCCACTGCCATCGGCGCCCAGTCGGGCTCCGTCGGGATCTCGAGCCTTCCCCTCACCCGCACCTGGCCGCTGAACGGCAACATCACCCTGCAGACGATGCCGTCCTTCTCCTCGAGCATCGCCGGCACTGTCACCCTCATCATCCGCCAGGCCGCGACCGGCGGCCCGTACACGGTGACTTTCCCGAGCAACATCGTCTGGTCTGGACCCCAGGGCGCTCCGGCGCCGGTCATGCCGACGCAGCCGAACGCCGAGATGACCATCCACCTGTTCTGGACCGGCCAGCGCTGGCAGGGCGTCCTCGGCGGGGTGTTCGTCCCGTGACCCGCGAGCTCGTTCGCGACGCGTTCGGCCAGCCCGTCGAGAACCTCTGCACCAACCCCTCCTTCGAGCGCGTCGTGCCGGGGACCACGATCTTCCGCCGCAACCTCGCGATAAACCCAGGATTCAAGCGCGCGGCCACCGGGACGACGGTCGTGCGGCGGAACATCTGGGCGGGCAGTCGGCTCGCGACGACCCTCTCCGGCGGCGCGGTGCTCACCCAGGGCACCACCGTCGACGGGCGCCTCGGCGACACGTTCACGCAGGGCTCCGTCCATGCTCAGGCGATCTACCGACTATTCGTAGCCCTCGCCGAGCTCCGTGACGGGGTGACCTACACGGCCTCCGCGACGATCAAGAACCTCGGCACAGAGGAGGTGCTCGTCACCACGGATTGGTGTGACATCGCGGGCCCCGACGCGTACTGGCGCCTCGCCCCTGGCGAGACCCGCCGCGTCCACGCGACAAGCTCCCGACCCCAGTACGGCACCGTCTACCGCTTCGCTGACTTCCAGGTCCAAACCCTCGGCGGCGCCGTCCACATCAGCGAGCAAATGGTCGAGGCTCGACCCGTACCCCTGCCCTTTTTCGATGGCAACACGCCCAACACGCTCGGCATCGCCTGCTCCTTCGAGGGTGCCGCCAACGCCTCGCCGTCGGTTGCGAAGGCTGCGGCCGTAGAGGTGTGGCGGAACCTGGCGAAGAACCCCTCCCTCGCAGTCAACTCGGCCGGATGGACAGCGGGCACGCCCGCAGGGATCACCGGAACGCGCAATCCGGTCGGACCCTCGGGCCCCACGTGGGACCTAACCCTTCCCGCAACGATCGGCGAGCACCTCCGCGCCGCGTTTGGCCTCGCTGACGAGCCGATCACCGTCAATGCGGGGCAGGTCATCACTGTCGCCCTCGATGTCTATGCACCCAACGCGGCCAATGGCGTATATGTGCAGGTAACCACCCCGACCACCGGCGGCACGACCTACCCCGGAACGCTCGGGGCATCGGTCCCGCAGGGCTGGAGCCGGTATGTCGGAACCTTCACCGTGCCCGCCAACACCACCGGCACGATCGGGCCGAACGCGTTCACCTTCATGGTGCCGCCGGGCCAACTCGTCGCCGGCTCGCAATGGCGAATCACGCGAGCCACGATCGTCCTCGGCCCTCACACCGGCGCCTACTTCGACGGCGACACCACCCCTGACGCCGATCTCGCCCCGGCGTGGCTCGCTACCGCCGGCTCATCACAGGCCGTCCTTCACGGTGTCGAGATCGGCAACGTCCCAGTCCAGCCGACCGCAACGCGCGTCATCAAGAACTGGGCGCGCGGGGGCCTCCGCATCATCCCGACGGGGACCAGCAACTTCTCCTTCGCGCACCTGACGAACCTCGTGCCGAACATGAACGCCCTGCTTGCGCCCGGCACGACCTGGACAATCCTTGCTCGGCTCACCCTGGACGGGCCACTGACTGGCTCGCTCAACGGGAGCGCCCGCAAGATCGCAGTGAACTTCGCCACACCCGGGGGCAACGTATCCTTCGCGTCGGCCGCCACGCTGAATGCAGCGGGCGTCTATCAGGCGCGCCTCACCTTCACCGTGCCAGCCGACCGCACGATGCTCAACTACGCGATCCTCATGCACGGCTCGAGCAACCCGTCGGAGAGCGTCTACTGGAACGACTTCGCCCTCGTCCCGGGCCCCTACGACGGCCCCTACTTCGACGGCGACACCATCGACAACACCGGCATCGCCTATGGCTGGGAGTCGACCGCGCACGGCTCGGCGAGCACCGCGAAGGCAGCCCTCGTCGAGGTGCGGCGAAACCTCATGCTGTACCCCTCCCCGGTCGCAGTCAACGAGACCTACTGGACACAGCGATGGTTCGGCAGCGCCGGCGGAACCGGCACCTCGACGATCGAGTCGGGCGGCTTCGGCGGGCGGCGCTTCTACCGGAAGACGTGGACCAACACCCCCGGCGGCCCGGAGGACACCGGGATCGTCGCGCGCATGAACGGCATGGTCGCGGGCAAGGTCTACACCGTCCTCATGCGTATCCGCGCATCCGCGGCCGTCGCGATCCGAACGCAGACCGGAAACGGCGCCTCGCTACGAGTCGACGCCGCGACCCTCGCGACCGGCGGGACCGTGGTCGGCGTCATCGCCCCGAACAATGCGCCGTACGCTCGGCGCTACTTGGTCCCGGGCGAGTGGACGCTGCTTCGCGCCACGTTCACCATGCCGGAAGGGTATGGCTGGATCAACTTCTTCCCATACATCGGCAACGCCTCGACCGACACGGGACCGAACTGGGCCGCCGGCGACACACTCGATGCCATGGACGCGCTCGTCATCGAGGGCGACTATGCCGGCGAATACTTCGATGGCGACACGTCGCCCGATGCCGACCTCGTCCCGGGCTGGGCTGGTGCCGTGGGCGCCTCGCCGAGCGCCCTGCTCGGCGCACAGGTCGACGGAATCCCGCTGTCGTCAGCGCGCGCCGCAGTCCTGTCAACCGCATGGATGAAGCGGAGTCGCTACAGCGTCCGCATGATTCCTCTGCGCTCCGATATCACCGACAATCACATCGCCATCGGTGGTGACACCGGCGGATTCCGCCTGGGCATGCGACCCGGTGGCACGTACACGGCTCTCGCAACGATGCGACTCGCAGGAGCCCAGACGGGGAACGTCGCCACGAATGCTCGCAGGATCCGACCCATCTACAGGGCCGCCGCCGGCAACTACGTCGAGTTGCCCTCCGCCGCTGCCCCGAATGCGGCGGGGCAGACGACGCTACGCCACACCTTCACGATCCCGGCGGACGCCACCGAAGCGTTCCTGCGAATCCAGATGGGGACGGCCGCCGGCGGCGGCGATATGTGGGTTGACGAGCTCGCCCTCATCGCGGGCGATTACCCCGGCCCGTACATCGACGGCGACATTCCCGGCTGCGTCTGGCGGGGCACCCCGCACGCCTCCTCGAGCATCGGCTACCCCCAGCTCGTGCAGCTCGCGGCGGCCTAGCTCCTGCGGGTGACGGCGTTTCGCCACACCATGACGGAGCGGCGGCCGCCGCGGGCCTCCCACTCGACGCACACGACGCGATCGTTCCAGCCGGTGGCCTCGGCGGCGATACGGGTGGCGGGCGCGTCGGTCCAGGAGATCCACGCCCACACGGGCACGCCAGGGCGCTTCCACTCGATCTCGGCGGGGCCGTAGGCCTGCATCGGGAGAGTGGTGGGCGCGAGGGTGGCGGCGGCTTGGGCGATGCGGGCGTCGTTGAGGCCGTCGTAGTGCGCTTCGTAGCGGCGGTTCTTCGTCACGGGTAGCCGGGATCCTTCCTCCGGCCGAGGATGCCATCGTACGCCGACATCGCGGGAAGGCGGAGCGGCCCCTGGCGCACCTTAGACTCCCCGGTTGACCACCGGAAGGAGAGCGCTGGATGCCTCGTAGAGACCTGATCTCCGTCCGCCGCGGCACGCTCTCGCAGTGGACGGCCGTCAACCCGATCCTCGGCGCGGGCGAAATGGGCCAGATCACCGACGGCGGCCAGAACGCCATCGTCATCGGCAACGGCACCGCGCGCTTCTCCGAGCTCACCCCGGTCGGCGTCGTGAACCCGACCCTCGTGACCAACGCGGCGACCGCGGCCGCGGAGGCAGCCGCCCCTCCCGCGGTGCAGGCAGCGCTCCCGACGGCCGTGCAGGAGTACCTCGCGGCGAACCCCCTCGCGCCGACGTCGGTGTCGATCACGCCCCACCCGACCTTCCCGGGCGTCGTGGAGCTCGTCGCCTCTAGCGCCCCCGTTGTCACGCAGCAGCCTGCCAGTGTCGAGCTCGCCGCCGGCGCGACCGCGACGTTCACCGCGGCCGCCGCCGGCTCGCCCGCCCCGTCGGTGAAGTGGCAGACCTCCGCCGACGGGGTCACCTGGACCGACATCGGCGGCGCGCTCTCCTCGAGCTACACGACCCCCGCCCTCGCGGAGGCTGACACGGGTCGCCGCTACCGCGCCGTATTCTCGAACCCGTCGGGCACCGTGCAGACCTCGGCCGCTCAGGTCACCGTCACCTCGAGCGGCGGAGGCGGCACCGCACCGGTGGTCACGCAGCACCCGAGCGGCGGCACATACGCCGTCGGTACGCAGGTCACCCTCACCGCGGCCGCAACCGGTTCGCCGGCGCCGTCGGTCTACTGGCAGTCGCGCGCCTACCCCAACACGACGTGGAGCACCGAGACCGGCAGCGGCGGCACCTCCTACACCTTCCAATGCGCCGGGACGCCGGTGGAGTACCGGGCCGTCTTCTCCAACGCTTCCGGCACCGCTTACACCGACGCCGCCTACGTCTCCGACGGATCGGAGTTCTGACGATGACCCTCTTCGCCACGGTCGACCCCGCGACTGGAAAGATCGACCGCGCCGTCATCCCCGACGGCATCGGCGGCGGCACACCCGGCGGAGGCTCCGGCGATACCGGCCCCGGCCTCATGTCGTTCTCCTGGTTCCTCAGCGGCCAGGTCACCGTCCGCGACATCGACCCCCGCCAGATCACCCCGCCGTTCGGCACCGTCGAGCTCCTGGGGATGTCCGCGACCGTGCGGGGTATCGCCAACGTTCCCGCCTCCGGTCAGACGACCGTCCGCGCCTACGTCAATGGGTCGACCGCCGGCGACCTCACTCTCCCCGCCCTGGTACAGTCCGCGGCCTTGTGGAAGCAGAATCCGAGCTCGGCTGGCCGGATCTTCGAGTCCGCCCCCGCCCTCCAGCCCTCGGCGGTCCTCTCCCTCGCGATCGCCACCGTCCCCACCTCCAGCGTTCTCCCCGAAGGGATCACGGTCACCATCTGGTATCGGTGGTCGGCATGATCCTCGAGGCTCCTGCGGCGATCACCGCGCGGCCACTCACCCCCGCTGGCGGCGCCGGCGTCGCCTGGATGGTCGTGGATGCCACCCCTGACGGGGCGGTCGCGGCGGATTACAGCTCGATCGTGGCAGCCGGCCTCGAGCTCATACCCCCGTCCATTCGTGAGCCGTTGGAACGCTGGTCGTCTCGCTCGGGTATCACGCGGAAGCTCAACATCGCCGTCGCGAGCAACTCCGACAGCTCCGCCGCCATGGCAGCGCTATTCCGACTCACGGGGTGGTCTATTCCCGACGGCTGGGGCGGGAGGTACGGCGACCGCGCGTTCGTTCAGATCAACCGTCAGAAGTCGACGACGATCCATGAGTACGCCCACCACATCGACTACCTGTGGCGCGTCAGCAACGGCCAGCCCGAGGGTGCGCTCAGGAATGAGGCCGAGTTCACGTCCCTGTTCGCCGTCTCGATGCTGACGATGGAAGAGGCACTCTACGGCCACAACTCGAGCGCTGAATGGATCGCCGAGCTACTCACGAAATCCATCGACATCAACTACAACGGGGCCCGCAGTAATCACCCCAGAATCTTCCTTGGTCTCTGCGGAGACAACACCGCCGTCGCCGGCCACGTGCGCGCGCTGCTGCTTGACATCTTCCCCGACCTCCCAGCCTTCAGTTGGGGCTCGAGCTGGATCGCAAGCCCCCCGGAGCCCTCCATCACCGGCTACCCTCTCGGCGACATCTCCGTAGGCGCCGGGGTCTCGTGCCGCCTCTTCGACGAGTCAGGACTGCCGGTCACGTGGTCGATCAGCGCCGACGCCCTGCCCGCGGGCCTCGAGCTCACTGACGGCATGATCCACGGCAACGCGGTCGCGCCTGGCCCCTACGCGTTCACCGTACGCGTCTCGAGCTCCGGCGGCACGATGGACCGCGCGTTCACCGGGTACGTTTTCGATCCCTCGCGCCCCAAGCCGGTCATCACCACCACCTCCCTCCCCGCGATCATCCGCACCGAGCCCTACAGCTTCCAGCTCCAGGCGACGAGCCCGGACCCGATCACGTGGAGCCTGCCCGACCCGACCCGGCCGCTCCACGCCGGGCTCACGCTCTCGCCGAGCGGTCTCATCTCCGGCACGACCAGCGATGGCACGCCCCGCACCTACAAGGTCCGCGCGAGCAGCTACGGCGGGTACGTCGACCTCACCGTCAATGCGAACGTGACAGCTCGCATCGCATTCACGACCAAGCAGCTCCCCGCCCTCAAGGTCGGATCGTCGGTCGGTCGCATCGCGATCGACGGGACAGGCGCCAATCTCGAGGAGAAGGGGCTCGTTGCTGGCGCGCTCCCTTCGGGGCTGCAGTTCGAGTTCGGCGACCCGTCACTACCCACCTTCGCCCTCTTCGGCATCCCGAATGCGGCCGGCCCCTACAGCTTCACCCTCCGCATGGCGAACGAGTACACCTCGGCTGAGCAGACCTTCACCGGCACCGTGTCGCCGGCCTGA